GAAGTTTCAACTACAAAATAAAAGTTTTAGGTTAATGTTTGAATTAAAATTTGAAGATAAAGTAAAAGTCTGGAAAAGTTTACGTGAAAATTTAGAATCTCACCCAAGACCTTTCGAAGCAGTTCTACAATTTACAAACAAGTTACCAAGATCTTCCAGTAAAACTAATGCATGGGATCCTAAGGCAAAGATAGAACCTTGGCACCTCATAGAAAAGGATGCGTTTTCTGAGTATGAAATTGCACAACTTACGGCATATACTTTACAGTTAACCGATAGGTTTTGTTCATCTCAAATAGAGATACATATCAGTAAGGAAACAAAGAAAAGTAAATTATTATATTTGGTGTATGTGGATAACTTTATTGTAATTGGACACAATAATGGTATCACAACTGTTGAGGAACTTCCTGAGTCTGTAGTTTCACAAAAGATTTATAACATGCCAACGTTACACTAAATATTTTTTATTACAAAGGGAAAGAAGTATGAAGACAGACCTCAATATTACCAAAAGAACAGGCGAAAGTGTACCACTAGATATACAAAAAATACATAAGGTTGTAGGTTTTGCATGTGAAGGATTAACAGGAGTGTCAAGCAGTTTAGTGCAAATGAATGCAGGGATACAATTTGCACATGGCATAACATCAAGAGAAATACAAGATCTATTAGTAAGATCTGCTAATGATCTAATTACATTAGAAAATCCAAACTATCAATATGTTGCGGCAAGATTATTATTGTACGGAATTTATAAAGATGTGTATGGAGGATTTGACAAAACATCTTTATTAGAGATGGTTAAGAAGAATATAGAAAGAAGAGTATATGATTCAGCTATATTAGAATCATATTCTGAAGAAGAGTTTGAAAAAATGGAGAAGTATCTCAAACACAATAGAGATGAGAACTTTACCTACGCAGGACTTAGACAGATTGTAGACAAGTATCTTTGCCAAGACAGAAGTTCTGGTGAAGTATACGAATCTCCACAACACATGTACATGATGATCGCGGCAACTCTTTTTGCAAACTATCCTAAAGAAGATAGATTACATTACGTCAGGAGATATTATGACGCGACCTCACTTTTTAAAATTAATATCCCAACGCCAGTCATGGCCGGTGTCAGAACGCCTATTAGACAGTTTGCTTCGTGTGTCCTTGTTGACAGTGACGATACCCTTGATAGTATCTTCGCAAGTGATATGTCGATTGGTAGATACACGGCACAAAGAGCAGGTATCGGAATCAACGCAGGACGTATCAGAGGAATCAACTCTAAAATAAGGGGTGGAGAAGTAGCACATACAGGTGTTGTCCCATTCCTTAAAAAGTTTGAAGCAACTGTAAGATGTTGTACACAAAATGGTGTACGTGGCGGAAGTGCTACAACACACTTTCCTTTTTGGCATCAAGAGATAGAAGATATCCTTGTGCTTAAGAACAACAAAGGTACAGAGGACAATAGAGTTCGTAAGCTAGACTATTCAATACAACTGAATAAAACTATGTATGAAAGGTTGTTGTCCCAGGGCGATATAACTCTTTTCTCGCCACATGATGTGCCAGGATTGTATGAAGCATACTTTGGAGACGCTGACGAATTTAAAATTTTATATGAAAAATATGAGAAAAGCACAAAGATAAAAAAGAAAAAAGTAAGTGCCATGGATTTGTTTTCAGCTTTGGTTAAAGAACGTGCTGAAACTGGTAGAATTTATATTATGAATGTTGATCATGCGAACGTACATAGTTCCTTTAAGGATACTGTTTATATGAGCAACCTATGCCAGGAAATTACATTACCAACTAAACCTTTAAACCATATAGATGACGAAGAAGGTGAAATAGCACTTTGTATTTTGTCTGCTATTAACATTGGTATCATTAAAGATTTAGAAGACTTAGAAGAACTTTGTGATCTAGCAGTAAGAGCCTTAGACGAAATTATAGATTATCAAAAATATCCTATCAAAGCCGCCGAAATAAGCACTAAGGCAAGGCGTTCATTAGGCATAGGGTACATAGGGTTAGCACACTACCTAGCAAAGAATGGTTGTAAGTATTCTGATAAGAAAGCACTTACTAAGGTACATGAGTTAACAGAAGCTTTTCAATATTATCTATTGGTAGCAAGTAATAAACTTGCTCAAGAAAAAGGGCAATGTGATTATTATGACCGCACAAAATATAGTGACGGAATACTCCCAATAGACACTTATAAAAAGGAGTTAGACGAGATATGTTCTATAAAATTAAAATATGATTGGGATACTCTTCGCACAGACATTAAACAGCACGGTCTTAGGCACAGCACATTGTCCGCACAGATGCCTTCGGAGAGCAGTTCCGTTGTGTCGAACGCAACAAATGGAATTGAGCCTCCTAGAGGATTCTTGTCCGTTAAGAAGTCAAAAAAAGGGCCTCTTAAGCAGATTGTTCCGCAGTATCAAACGTTAAAGAATAACTACACGTTGTTGTGGGATATGCCTAGCAATGATGGATATATAAATATCGTAGCAGTAATGCAAAAGTTCTTCGATCAAGCAATTAGTGGTAATTGGAGTTATAATCCTACACACTTTGATAATAATGAAGTTCCGATGAGTGTAATGCTTAAAGACTTGTTAAATACATACAAGTACGGTTGGAAAACTTCTTATTATCAGAACACTTATGATTATAAAACTGATGGCGATGTTGAAGAACCTCAACATAACTTAGGCTGGCACGATAACGTAAAAGAGAATCCAGTTGAAAGAACAGAATTTAACGGTACCGATGAGGAGTATGAAGAATATTGTGACAGTTGTGCTATTTAAAGATTGACTTATGAGTCTTATGATAGTATAATAGTTACACACAAAGAGGAAAATAAAAATGGCAAAAACAGTATTCAATAAAGATAAAGTAGATTTTACAAAGCAGACAATGTTCTTTGGTCCTGACCAGAACACACAGAGATATGACGTATTTAAATTTCCGGAGTTTGATAAACTTAACCAAACAATGTTGGGTTACTTTTGGAGACCTGAAGAAGTTAGTTTACAAAAAGACAGAGCAGACTTCGCTAATTTTAGACCAGAGCAACGACACATTTTTACTGCTAATCTAAAATATCAAACACTTTTGGATAGTGTTCAAGGAAGAGGACCTAGCTTGGCTTTCTTACCTTATGTATCTTTGCCTGAACTAGAAGGTTGTATTGTAACGTGGGACTTTTTTGAAACAATACATTCACGTTCGTATACACACATTATTAAAAATGTTTATCCAGATCCTAGTGAAGTATTTGATACAATCTTAGATGATAAAGAAATTTTAAGAAGAGCTGAATCTGTAACTAAAAATTATGATGGATTTACTTTAGCCGCAGACGATTGGTTCCATCGTAAACAGGGAACTATGTATGATGTAAAGAAGAAATTATTTTTAGCAATGATGAATGTAAATATTTTAGAAGGATTGCGTTTTTACGTATCGTTCGCATGTACATTTTCATTTGCTGAATCCAAGAACATGGAAGGTTCTGCTAAGATTGTATCATTAGTAGCAAGAGATGAAGCAACACATTTGAATCTATCAACTCATGTTCTGAAACATTGGATCAAAGGAAATGATGATCCAGACTTTAAAAAAATTGCTCGCGAATGCGAAGATGAAGTGCTTGATATGTGGCGTACCTGTGTAAATGAAGAAAAAGCCTGGGCAAATTATCTTTTCAAGGACGGAGCAATAATTGGTTTGAACGAAGAACTTTTACATCACTATGTTGAGTTTATTGCTAACAAGAGATTGAAAGCACTTGGTTATAAAACAATTTACGATCGTCCACTTAATAATAACCCATTACCTTGGACACAACATTGGCTTTCAAGCTCAGGACTTCAAGTAGCACCACAGGAAACAGAAGTAGAAAGTTATATCATTGGTGGTATTAAACAAGACGTAGACAAGGATGTACTTAAAGGCTTCAAATTATGATGAAAGCAACAATCTATAGTAAAACACATTGCCCTAGCTGTTTAAAAGCAAAGGCAGAGTTTAAGAAATTGGGCGTCCAATATGAAGAAAAGTTAATTGGTTCGGACATTGCTCCACCAGAACTTTTCGCTCTTTTCGAAGAAAAAGGGTTAGCACAGCCAAGAACTGCTCCGCAAATCTTTATAGGTGATACTTATATAGGAGGATACGAAGCACTGATGTCGTATATTGAAGACACAGGCTTTAACGGAACAGGAGAGTCAGTAGGCTAATGTTAATTGAAAAACCATATGGTATTGGAGATACCGTGACGTTCAAAACTGGTGCTGGTGAAGAAGTAGTAGCTAGAATCACAGAAGTGAAAGACGATTCTATAAAGGTTAAGAAACCTATGGTATTGACTATGACGGAGAAAGGAATCGGTATGGTTCCTTATGCACTTACAGTTAGTATGGATACAGAGATGCTTATAAATTTAAGTAATGTTGTATTCATTGCTAAGACAAGTCCAACAACCTCAAAGCAATATGTAGAATCAACAACAGGACTAAAAGTAGTCAACTAAAGGAGATAATATGTCAGACATACACGAACAAATTAAGGCTCATTACGAAGCATACTTGGCAGAAGCAGAGTCTTTTGATACAAAAGGTGTGAAGGCCGCGGCCGCTAGAGCAAGAAAAGCTCTTGGCGAAATGGGCAAATTGGCAAAAGCTCGAAGAGCTGAGATCCAAGATAAAAAGAACAATATGTAAATAAATATAGTTAAGGAGGAGAAATCCTCCTTAATCTTAGAAGGGCAAACTATGACACAACAAGGTAAGCTGAAATGGTACAATCATGTCAAAGGGTATGGCTTCATTTCAAGAGAAGAAGACCAGAAAGACCTCTTTTGTCACGTGTCTGAATTTAGAAAGTCAGGCATTAAGAAAGTTAAAGAAGGTATGATTATTGAATACGAACTTTCAGACCACAATGGCAAACCAGTAGCAGTCGATATTAAAGTAGTCCACATTCCAGAATAGGAGATCTATATGGCGGAAGCCATGTTATTATTCATGCTAGTTGTAAAACATGCTCTAGCTGATCTGGTGCTACAAAGTAGACTTATTTCTGGAGACAAAAGTAATCTAAAAAGTTCAAAGGGATACATACACGCAGGAGACCACGCGGTTTGTACCTTTATAGTCTTGCTGTTTTTTACATCCTTCCAAAATTCTGTTCTGATAGCAATGCTAGACTATGTTCTACATTTCATCATTGATTTTACAAAAACAAAACTTATGCGATATTATGATATCGAAACAAACTCCAAAAAGTTTTGGATATTCCAAGGCGTTGATCAAATCGCCCATTATACTTGTTACTTTATTTACGTTCTTCTCTTGACAAACCTATTATAGTATGCTATAAATACACTACAACGTTGAAGCAATTCAAACGCTGAACAGGACCTGGGGGCAGTACCCAGCAGGTCCACCATAAACACATTTTTATAACGGGAGTGTGCTTATGATGGGCCTGAAATAGGATCGACTGGCAGTCAATAGAGTTCGTGGAGTTGTCCGGATCTAAGCTCGGTTAACGCGAAGACACGTTATAGATGCAAACGATAATGTATCAAACGTATTTTCTTTCGTAGATTTTTCTAATGCGAGAAAGTACGTGAATGAGGATTTTGCCTTAGCGGCATAATCACTCGGGGTTGGCAACTTACCTAGCAACAGAAAAGTTGTGTCTTTATGGGAGCTGGTATGAACATTGGCGTAAGAGGAAGTAAACTAGCAATTGATTATGCTAAAAAAGTCGAAGCACATTGTTTCAAAAGTTTCCAAACCAATCTTGTAAAAATTAAAACAGACGGCGACATATTTGAAAACAAAAGTATCCAAGACATTGGAGGCAAGGGTGTATTTGTTTCTGCTATAGAACAACAACTATTAGATAAAAAAATAGATGTAGCAGTACATTCATTCAAAGATCTGCCAGCAGTAATGGATGATAGGCTAGAAATTTCTGCTGTGTTAAAAAGGAACGATCCTAGAGATTGTTATATAGGCACACTCTTTCCGCATGCGAAAGTAGGGACAGGTTCACCTAGACGAATAGCACAACTTAAAGAAAACTTTAATGTAGAATTTGAGATATTACCTATACGGGGTAATATTGATACAAGGATTAAAAAACTAGAACAAGGCAAGTATGATGCTATTATATTAGCCGTAGCAGGACTAGAGGCCCTAAATTTAGATCATAAGATAAAAAAGATATTTCCTTTCAGTAAAATGTTACCATGCGTAGGACAGGGTGTGATAGCAATACAAACTAGAAAAGGATCAAGCCATAGCGATGTTGCGAAACTAAATAATCATTGGAATACGTACTATTCTGTAATGGCTGAAAGAGCAATGCTCCAAGAGATAGATGGAGACTGCCATACCGCGGTAGGTGCTATTTCTACTCTAGTTGGCGACTGTCTAAATTTAAAAGCGATAAATTATAATACAGGAAAACAGTTTGAATCAACAAGCAAACTTTTAGAGTATAAACTATTAGGTGAGGAAGTAGGTAAAAATATAAAGTGAATAAAAAATTTATTAATGCTTGTAACCGGAAAAAGCAGAAGGTCCCTCCTATATGGTTTATGAGACAAGCAGGTAGATACCACTCACACTATAGAGATCTTAAAACCCGTAGCACATTTGAATTGTTATGTAAGACTCCTGAACTTGCTGGAGAAGTAGCATTAGGACCTATTCTTGAATTTGATTATGATGTTGCTATTTTGTTCTCTGATATCTTGTTTCCTCTTGAAGGATTAGGCTTACCGTTAAGATTTGATCCAGGACCAAAGTTTCAATTTAATTTAAGCAAGGACAATCTTAAGGACTTACAAGACATAGAAAAAGCATATCATTTTATGTCCTTTCAAAAAGATGCTTTACTTACAACTAGAGCTATGTTACCCAAAGATAAAAGTTTAATAGGTTTTGTAGGCGGACCTTGGACATTAATGAATTATGCTTGTGGTAATTCCCGTGTATCTGATAAATTTAAATTAGACTACATGACAAATACGTTAATACCTTTACTCAAAATGAATATAGAATTACAAATTAATGCTGGTGCTGAAAAAGTTATGATATTTGATAGTGGCTTACAGAACATGTCAACTAAATTTTTTAACCAAAAATATTCTCCTTTATTGATGTCAATGGCCATGCCACAAACTGCTTACTATAGCAGACACCTGCCCAGAAAATGTATCAATAAAGTGTTAGAGGGAGACTGGGGTGGCATTGGCATAGATAGTAAAGTTAATATAATAGACTGTTTAGAAATTGTTGATAACGGTTTTGTACAGGGTAACTTTGATGAACGTAAAATGTTATTACCAAAATATAAGTTTATGTACGAGATAGAAAAGTATTGTGACGATATACGTAAATCAGAAGTAGATACTAGCGGATGGGTTTGTGGATTGGGACATGGAATAGATAAGGAAACTCCAGAAGAACATGTTCATTTGTTTATTGAAACTGTACGAAACAGATTTTCATAGTTTATTTTTTTTCTTCTTCATGCCCATGTAATGCTCAGATGGTTCGTAATCCCATCTCTTACCGTGATGCCCACGTATATCAGCATACCACATTCTCATTCGGACAATGAATTTTCTTATTCCAAGACTCACTTAGATGCTCCTATATGGTTTAGGAATACCGTCCTCGCCTAGTATCATTTCACCTGTATCAGAATATGAACCGCACATACGTCCGTTTGATCCAGGACCATAATAACGTGTAGGTTTTACTTCAATTTCCTCACCGTTTCGCATAGCAGTTTTTTTATGGTTAATAGATATTATACCTCTTTGTTTTATTCCTGCCATCTTATTTTCCTATCTTTTTGAATCTACCTATAGGCAACTTAATTTTCTTTGTCATATCTTTGCCTTTTTTGCCGATCCAACTTACAACAGTTTCCGTAGCTTTAGCTCCGCTTTGAAAAGATTTTACAGCCTTCTTCCAACCAAGAGCTGTAACTTCTTTTGTTTCTTCCCCATCAGTGAATTTAAATACACGTTTTTTGGACATAGTATTTCCTTTTGGGTTTATTTATATGTATTTAATAAATATACGTATATAATATGGTTGAGGGAGAATAAAATGTACGAGTATAAATGCAAAATACTTAGAGTGGTAGATGGAGATACAGTTGATATTGATATTGACTTAGGGTTTGGAATGTGGATGCATAAGGAACGTGTTCGTATGATGGGCATAGATACTCCGGAATCAAGAACAAGAGATAAAATTGAAAAGAAATTTGGCTTAGCATCAAAGGCAAGACTAAAGGAATTACTACCGATTGGATCAATACAACATTTAAAAACAGAAATTGATAGGAGCGGAGAAGATGCTAGAGGTAAGTTCGGACGTATACTTGGAGACTTTCTTATTGAAGGAAATGCTGTAACCGAGCAAATGATTACAGAAGGTTATGCTGTTGCCTATCACGGCCAGAACAAAGACGAAGTAGAACAAGCTCACTTAAATAATAGAGAGAAACTTATTAAAGAAGGAAAAGTGATCCTATGATAAACGGAATAACATATATTTTATTAGCAACATTATTTTATACCGCCACACCAGACATTAAAGAAAATCTATACAGTTGGCAACTGAACTTCAGTAGTTACGAAAAATGTACAACATTTTTTGATCAATTTGGAGATAAACTTTTGAACGGTGTAATGGACCATGGTAAAAAGAAATATGGCAAAGATGTTGGAGTAGAATATATGTCATGTGCTATGGTAAGGGTTGATCCACAAGCATTAATCAATGGATTCACAGAGCCTGAAATTTTAGGGCAGAAAGTGGTTTACCAACAATGAAATTTTTAATAGTAGCAATAATGGCTTTGACTTATACAAACGGTGATAGAAATATCTTTGTGTTTACTCATACAGACTTTGATACATCACAAAAATGTGTCCAATATGTACAACAAAATTCACAAGGTTTGATGTATAAATTAAGAGCCGAATTTCCAAATGACAAATTGGATAGGATTATGTGTGTTCCAGAAGAAAACGTTGAGAAGATTTTGGAACAATCTAAACCAATAATTGACGAAGGTCAAAAAATCTAACCAAAACAGTTGACAGATGTTGCACTTTATTATATAGTGTAACTATGTTTATAAAAGATAAACTTAAAACAACTAGAGCTCTTCTGAGCTCTATTTTTAATAAAGGAGGCCCAATGATGGCAACTAAATCAATAAACAAAGGTTCAACTTACTACAGAGTAGGTTCACAAAACCAACAAATCCTAGCAAACTACTGGGGTACTGGAAAAACTTTCACACTAGAAGGTTTGAAAGATAAATTAGACATAGCATCTCCAGGTGCTAGAATCTCTGAATTAAGAGATAATGGTTTCAACGTAAAAGCTAAACCACAAAACGGTGGAGCGGTTGGAAGACCAGTTCTTGAATACCAAATTTCAAGAAGAAGAACTTTTGCGTAATTAACCAAAAGAACTTGACATCTGCGCCTGTTAATGTTATTATTATATAATATTAATAGGCAGGAGCAGGCGCGATGACAATGCATTTACAAAGAGGACTTACGACTCTTAATACAAAAAAACGTAAGGCATCTAAAAGAAAGCCAGACAGTTATTATATGGATGGCTGGCGTAAACAAAATAAATTTTACAAACAAAAAAATCTTCCTACAATGTCATTAGAAGAATATATTGATTATATTCATGGGGTGTACAAGCCTAAGGTAGAACCACGTGCGGTTTCAGTTCCTTGGCATCATACAGATTCTAATTACAGAAGAGATACATCAGACGTTCCTAGCCATAGTTCAGGACACGGAATAGGTACTGCTACTAAAAAGCCAGCAATGGAATATACTGGTGAACGAAGACTAGTTGGCATTGCTATGATGCACAAAAGTAATTTGGTTCCAGTATTTGCTGATGACGATGATAAAAATGGATCAAAACAAGCAACAGAGATAGCACAGATGAGGAGAAACTAATGTTGGAGTATTGCAATTCTATTAGAGTATTTAAATATTATATGAAACTAATATCTAAATTCTTACTTACATTAAGTTTAATCTTTGTAACCATTCCTATGTCATTTGCTTCTGCTATTACATTACAGAACGCAGTTGAGGGAGAGCTTTATTCTAACTCATCTCATCCTGAATTATACTGTATGGCTATGAATATTTACTTTGAAGCTAAATCAGAACCAAAGGCAGGCCAATATGCCGTTGCTGATGTTACTTTAAATCGTGTAAATGACAGTAGATATCCTAATTCTATCTGTGAAGTGGTATTACAAGGACCTACTCGTGAAAGTTGGAAAACACGAAAAGACGAAACACTGACTAACGAAGAAAGGAAGTTTTACCCTGTGAAACATAGATGCCAATTTTCTTGGTACTGTGACGGTAAAGCTGATACTGTAAAGGACGGTGATGCTTGGCGTAAAGCCCAAGAGTATGCTTATCGGATTGTAGTAGAAGGAAAATACAGAGGTATTACTGAAGGTTCAACTCACTACCACGCCACTTATGTAAGTCCTAAGTGGGCACCGCAACTGGATTTGGTAGGAAGAGTAGGAAGGCATATATTTTATAGATGGCCATAAAACTTTGGAAAAAGATTCCTCAACGAATTAGATCAATATTTTTATTAACCTGCTTTTGGTTTTTTAGTGTCACCGTGGCTTACATGGTTGGCACTTCACAGCCTAATAAATGGGTTGTTGCTGAAATCACAAAAACAGTACAAAACAAAGTTCAATCAGAATGGAAAGAATACGGATTCTTTGAACCTGAGATGAGTTATAATAGCAACATAACTTTTATTAAAGCAGTAACAAAATGTATCGACTACGTAAACTTAACTACGCCGGTTGAACAACGTGTACCAAGAGAAATAATTGTCGCTATGGCTGTGATTGAAACAGGATATGGTACAAGTAGATTTGCTATCAAAGGTAACAATCTATTTGGTATAAGAACGTGGAGCAAAGATGTTGCCCAACTGAAACCAAAAGACAATCCCGACGTGGAATGGGGAGTGAAACAATACATAACCAAATGCCAATCTGTAAAAGATATGGTTTCTATTATAAACAGATTACCTGTATATGCGGATTTTAGGGATCTAAGAGAGCAACAATTAAACACAGGTGACAAAGATATCATTGCTCTAGTGCCTCTTTTAAGTGAATGGAGCACCAATCCAAACTACACAAATCTAATAATTTCAAAGATTAACAAGGTTCAAAACATTTTGGCAAAAAAAGTTTCCAAATAGTCTTGACTTTTGCACTTTATTATCGTATAATGTAATTAATAATGTAACTCGTTCACAACGAACGTAATGAAATGGAGGCTTTTATGAAAGGCATTTTAAAATTAGGCGCATTAGTAACAGTAGTAGGTATGCTTCAAGCATGTTCAGGTATGGTTACAATCGCTGAACGTGAAGACTATGCTCAACCGAAATGGTACGCCAACTGTGTTGAGAGTGGAACCACTGGCTGGTTCTGGTGGAAAGAAGAATATGCTTATGCCTGTGGAGCAGGTGTTAGTGTTTTCGCACAAGCGGCTGAAGAGCAAATGTATGCTATCGCAATGAATAACTTTGCTAAAAGAATTAACAGTGAAGTAAACTCTAATACAAATCTAAAATTTATCGATAACAACGGAAAAGAATCTAGAGCAACAAGCACTACGATTTCTTATGTAGTTAAAGATACAACTATTAGAGAGCATATCGCTAAAGAAACAGGTACTTTTAAATACCAAGGTAAGATGTTTACCTTTGTAAAACTGAGGATGCCAAAGAACGTTTTTGACGAACTCATCCAGGAGGCAAAAAGTGCGAAAGTTTCCGTGGCAACTAATTAATCCGGTAATTATCGCGGGAGCAGTCATGGCTTTGAGTGCCTGCTCTTCGCACAATAAACCTGTCATGTCACAGTTTCAGCCACAGTACTGTCATCAGACTACAACCATTAACACAAATAATGGACAGACTGTAAACAGTAAAGGCTTAACAGAATGTACAGACAATCCAAAGAATAAACACTTCTTAGCTTACAGTGGTATTGCTAAGACATGTAGGGAGCATTTTTATGAAATTTGGCTTAACGGAAAGGCAGTTAAACAACGTGGCTTTGTGTGTCAAAAACTCGACGGTAGTTGGGAAATCGTTAATCATCCTTATAACTAGTTTGTTTTTAACGGCTTGTGGTGCTACATCGCAACAGTTTAGTACAACTAGTGTAAGCACAGGAGCAAGTACGGCTCAATACTATCATTCTAAAAATAGTATGTTGGGTCTTGGATTAAATTACTTTAAATGGACCTATCATATGATGGAACCGTATGATAGGGAACAACAACAACATGCGATATTTTTCGCACTTAATAATCTACAAAACGGACAAACGACACGTTGGTACAATGGAAATACTGGGGCTAAAGGCGCCGTACAGGTAGCTATGACATATCCACAAGGAAGTGGTTACTGTAGGGTCCTAATGAGTCAAATCTATTACAAGAACAAGCAAAGAGACTTCAAAGAGACTGCTTGTATTAACAGTATTGATAACACCTGGCGTTTCGTCCGATAAATATTTAATTAGTAAAGGACGATTATGGCATTAGGTATATTAGTATTATTATCTGCTTTAAGTATTTCAGCAGTAGCAATTTATTATAGTATAGCAGGTCTCGTAGCAATATTTGCCGCGGCCGCGATTCCCATTATGGTAATGGGAACTGTACTAGAAGTAGGAAAACTTGTAACCGCAGTTTGGTTACACAAATATTGGGGTAAGGCCGTATGGTGGCTGAAAACTTATTTAAGTGTGGCCGTGGTCGTCCTTATGTTTATCACAAGTATGGGTATCTTCGGATATCTTTCCAAAGCACACATTGAACAAACATCTGCTAGTATAGAATCTACAGAAAAGATTAATCAGATCGACACAGAGATTGCCCGTTACACAAACATTGTAACAAGATCTGAAACTAAAATAGATAAGGCAGAAAATGCTGGTGCTAATAAAAATGACACTATCCAAGATCAGATAGATAGAGAACAAAAACGTATTGATACAGCCTATACAAGAATACAGCCTCTTGTAGATAAGCAAGAGCTGATAATAGAAAAGGAAATGGATAGGAAAGATAATAAAATTAAGCCTTATCTTGCCCAGGTATCTAGCATAGATGCTGACTTAGAAACACTTACAAACTTATTAAACAGACGTGACAATGAAAGTATTAGACGTTTACAAAGTATAGTAGGAACACGTATTGACGGTACCTACGGTAGTAGAACTGCTAAACAAGTAGAAAACTATAGAGATGGACTATTAGCAAAACGTGAAAGTATATTAGAAACTATATTACAAATAGAAGATAAAGAATCATCCTTAGTAATTGCGGCTAATGAAGAGATAAAACGACTTAGAGCAATAGCAGAACAGGAAATAGCAGATTCAAATAAAGTAATTAATAAACTCAGATCAGAAATCGGCACAGTTGTAACTGATAACAGTACTGAATTAGTCCAAGGCGAATTGTTAAAGATCAAAAATGCTAATAATGAAATAGAATTACTAACTGAAGAGAAGTACAAGCTAGAAGCAGAGTATAGAAAATTAGAAGCTGAAGTAGGTCCTATCAAATACATTGCTGAATTCGTTTACGGTGAAGAAGCAGATAGAGACTTGCTTGAAGAAGCAGTACGATGGGTAATTATTTTAATTATATTTGTATTTGACCCATTGGCTGTCTTACTATTAATAGCTAGTCAGTATACCTTTGACTTTGCTAACCCTAAACGCAGGGGGTTGGCCTGGCGTGAATATGAACAAGCTAGGGCTAAAAAAATTATGGAGAACATAGATGATAAATCAGATACTGACAATACAATTACAGAACCTGAAGATGATGGACAAGATCCTAGGGACGAAAAGCGAGACGACCTACAAGAAATTAATGTGGGAAGTGATGAACGAGATAGAGAGACCACTGATGAGCCAAGTGTTCAGCCAGGGGAGACAGTGGAGGAAACTAAAGAACAGGTTTCTGACAATAAATTAGATAACACTGAAGAGTGGCAAGAGCTTTACGATGATGTCGAAAAAAAAGATTCCGAGTCATCGGAAGAGTCAAAAACCGATTTAGATAGTTGGAACGAATGGGTAGAGGCCGCAAATAAAGAAGCAGAAAAAGAAGTAGAAAAAGAACCAGAAGTTATAACAGGTATCGGGGCAGTTAAAGGTACTTTCAAACAAGCAGAAGTAGAAAAACAAAAACAAGAAGAAGTAAAAGATTTAGGTGAAGATATTACTCCCGAACAGATATCTGAAAGATCTTCTCTTGTACAAAAGTATGATCAAGATAGTGTATGGTCTGAAGCGAAAAGAGTATGGAAATCTAAGCATCCAGATCAAAATATAAAAGATTGGAAACATGCTTATATTTCAGGCAGGATACATGAACTACCATGGCAACAATACTTAGACTATAAAGATCAAGAAGTACAAAAAGCACTTGAAAGTCGTATTAAACCAGATCTCACAGAAGTTATTAATCCAGATGGGTACGAACAAAATGCTGAACAAAGTGAAAAGTCAGTATGGAACAAGATACGTGACAAGGACAAATAAGTATTAGGATGACTGATACTCTTATTAATTTAATTACATACCCTGACAAACTTTTTAATGATAACAAAAGTATAATTTTGGTTAATCCAAGTGATATGCTAAAAGAGCATTTCAATTTATTAGCCAAAGATTTAAAAAGTCCAATTAACGTATATCTTTATGAAAACAACGAAACTGAGATAGAATGGCTTCTAGATGTTTGCCAAAATGTAGATAATATTATACTAGATATTGATAATACCAAAATACAACAGTGGGTAATTGGTTACATACTTAATTTTAGCAAAACTTTTTACTTGACAAACCAGGTGGGTATGCCTTATAATATAATTAATTCAAATAGAATATATGAGTTCAAACAATTTATGGAAGGAGTAAATTATTTTGAGGTACAATAAATTTAATCGAAGGCACGACAAGAATAAAGAAAAAGAAATTGGAAGTGGCATCTACGTAGAAGTTAGAGGTGGCGATGCTACAAAAGCAATTAGGATTTTCAAGAAGAAAGTTCAAGACGCAGGGATTATACAAGAGTATAGAGAAAGACAATACTATGTCAAGCCAAGCGAAAAGAAAAGAAAAGCCAAACAAGCAGGTAGAAAACGTTGGCTTAAGAAACAAGAAAAAAATTTAGTAGATAGAGGTTTCTAAATGCCCCTAAAGGCTGAAGCATGGTTTCCTAGTCTAATCTGGTCTGGGTTGCTAGACAACACACACAACGATAAAATTAAAGATTTTGCTTATGAAAGAAAAAAGCAAGATAAAGGTGTAGAACTATCTAATTATATAGGGTGGCAAAGCACGTCAATTAGACAAGGTGACGATGACACATTTGATAGACTTGTTGAATCTATAACTTCTAACATAGAAGATTGTAGAAATTTAGTTGAACTTCCTGAATTACAACTTTACAATATTTGGATTAATATTAATACTCCTGGAGCATATAACGCCTTACATAATCATCCAGGAAGTGTTTTAAGCGGTGTTTACTATGTAGAAAGCACAGAAGAGCAGGGTAACATATTCTTTGAAAGAGGCGATAATGCTGAATATTTTTTACCACCTGTACAACAAACTAATTATTTTAACGGAACTGCTACATCCTATAAAGCTATATCAGGTGCTATGTATGTATTTCCTAGTTGGTTAAAACATAGTGTACAACCTAATAAAACAGATAAAGATAGAATATCAATATCATTTAACTACGGAGTGAAGAAATGAGAATCGAACAGGATATTAAACTAGACTACCAAGATGTGCTTTTTAAGCCTAAAAGATCTACTTTAACATCTAGGAAAGATGTAGACCTAACAAGAACATTCAAATTTTATAATAGTGGCAAAGAATGGACTGGTGTTCCTATCATGTCAAGTAACATGGATGGTGTAGGAACATTTTCTATGGCAAAGATTTTACAAGAAAAGAAAATGATCACTGTGTTAAGAAAACATTATACATTAGATGATTGGAAAACTGCTATAGGTGATGGAGTGAAAATGAAGTACCTAGCTGTCTGTACAGGTACAGGAGTAATATGGGATAAAGATGCTTTGGATTATAACACTATGAAACAAGTGTTGGAAAAATATCCAGACATCCCTTTTATTTGTGTAGATGTAGCAAACGGTTATCACGAGAACTACGGTGACTTCATTGAAAAACTAAGGTACGAATATCAGGATAAAACTATCATAGCAGGTAATGTTATTACTGGGGAAATGACTGAAGAATTAATCTTAAGAGGAGCCGACGTAGTTAAGTGTGGAATTGGTCCTGGATCAGTATGTACTACACGATTAATGACAGGTGTTGGAGTTCCGCAACTATCAGGCATCATTGAATGTGCTGATGCGGCCAATGGCGTTGGAGGACACATTATTGCTGACGGAGGTTGTGTACATCCAGGAGATGTTGCTAAAGCCTTTGGAGCAGGTGCTCACTTTGTAATGCTTGGCGGTATGTTAGCAGGACACGATGAGAGCGAAGGTGAAGTAATTAATGGCAAAGTACAATTTTACGGAATGAGTTCAAATGCGGCTATGACGAAGCATGGTTCACGTAAAGATGGTTACCGTGGAGCAGAAGGCAAGGTGGTTGAACTTCCTTATAAAGGTGCGGTAAACGACACAGTAACAGAAATATTAGGCGGTGTACGTTCCGCGGCTACATATATTGGTGCTAAACGTATTAAAGACATGCCAAAATGTACTACCTTTGTACGTGTCAATAATGTAGTAAACAAGGTTTATACTCCGTTTGAAGCATAAAATGGTAAAAAAATCACTTGACTTTTAGCCGTATTATGCTTATATTAATACTAGTATGATAAATACTATTGTTGAAGATATGCCAGGGTTGGGTATTTTTAACAAGGGCACGAGCCCAAATAACGTTAACTTGCTTATATAAGGAGAAAACAATGACAAGAGTAACTACACTAAACCTACCCACTTTTCACAGATCAATGATTGGATTCGATAGTTTGTTCGATGAAATGGACAGAATGTTCGAAAACAGTACAACTTCATCTGGTGGATATCCCCCATACAATATAGCTAAGATCAACGAAGATGAGTTTATGATCTCAATCGCAGTTGCTGGCTTTGGTATGGATAACCTTAAGATTGAAAAGGACAAAAATGTGCTTACAATCGAAGGTACACAGCCGAAAGGTACTGAAGAAGTGAACTACGTTCACAGAGGTATTGCTGGACGTAATTTCAGCAGACAGTTTACATTAGCAGAACATGTTGATGTAACATCAGCAAAACTAGAAAAAGGTATGCTAAACATACATTTGACTAGAGAAGTACCAGAAGCACTGAAACCTAAAACAATTGATATTGTAGAGGCAGAGTAACTGAGGTAAGTTTAGGGGGGAAACCCCCTAAACAGACAGGATTTATTATGACTGAGATTATTTTAGAAAAAGAAATAAACGTAAAAGAGCAGATTGAAGAAGTTACTAAAGAACCTTCAAAATACAAGGTTATATTTATGAACGACAACGAAACTCCTATGGACTTTGTTGTTGCTCTATTGACAGAAGTATTCAAGCATTCAGAAAAGACAGCCCAAGAACTTACCATGAAAATACATGCTGAAGGACAGGCAATAGTTGGTATATATTCATTTGAAATAGCAGAGCAAAAGGCAGTTGAAGCCACTAAATTATCACGTGAAAATGGGTACCCACTACAGATAGCAATAGACAAAGAATAGCATAAATACTTTGTTGAATGATAATTTATTACAAGGAGTAAAGCATGAGTTTAGAATCTTTAACACAAGCGTCACATCAGAACGCTGACAGAACGGAATTTGCTCGAGAGAAGATGGCCGGTAATTTGACTGAAGAAAAGTATAAAACTTTTTTATGGAATACTTACTTGGTATATGATATCTTAGAAGATGTAGCATCTAGCATGGGAGCATTTGCGCCTATGGATCCTTCTATGCCAGCTGATGATTTACCGCTTGATGGATTAAAACAAGCAGATGATATCCTAGCTGATTTTGTTGAGCTAGGTGGTAACCCAGATAGTCCTCCTACAGAAGTACAAGCAACTGAGGATTATAGAAATCATATCGTGAAGAACATACAACATGATAAGCAAAAGTTAATTGCTCATCTGTATGTGAATCATATGGCAGATTTAACTGACGGACCAACATTAGTAAAAAAAGTACCAGGTTCAGGAAAAATGTACAAGTTTGAAGAAATGAATCACTCTATAGAAGAGATGAAGGAACTTCTTTCAAGACGTGTTTCTGAAGGTGATGCTATAGAAGCTAACATTGGTTTCGGATTCAGAACACAACAGTACGAACAGTTAAACGCACTATAAAATGATTTGGGATAGGCTGGTTGAATGCCAGGACCAAATCATTAAACTGTTCGATCATCACGGAACTGAGATAAATGAACCAGGAATGGATCATTTTAATCAACCAGATAGCGGATGGATTAACAGAGTCTGGGCGAACGACGATATCAGAAGAGCTCATATAGACGTAGTAGATGCTAGAGGTTCAAAAGGCCTTTGGATGATGCACGTCTGTGTATTTCCTCAACTTAACAACAATGGACCAATTTATGGCTTTGATGTTATATCAGGAAAAAGTAAAATGACAGGAGCCTTTCATGATTTTTCAGCAAGTTCAGGTGGCGAAGATCATCCAATGGTTCAGTGGTATCAAGATGAAGTAAAAGACTTTATTCCAGAAAAACAAAGAGAACTTCCGGAATGGGCAACAAACATTTTTACTCCTAGCATGATTGCGGCAAGTAATGTTAGAGAAGAAGAAGCATCAGTTATCATTCAAATTGCTTTAGACAATCTTTTCACATATCTTGATACCATTGGTGAACACACTGGTGAAGGTGACAGAGATTTAACCTTAGCTAGTCAAAATTATTATTGCCATAATCAGCAACAGAATCCACATACGCCTAGAGTAATGAAATCCTTAGGATTAAATGAAACTGACGTAGAAAAATTCTGTACTGATATGTTATTTCCAAAAAGTTAATTATTTAGATATCACAGGATTATTAAGAGGATTGTCCAAAGCCTTTTGAATCTTGTTGTCTAATTGAGTTTCAAGTTCATCTATCTTCTTATCTATTCTATCAAGTTTACTATCCATTCTTAATTCGAATGTATTGATAACGCCTCTGACTGTATCAGTGTTAGCCCTGTTTCTTTCGTCTTGTTTGTCCATACTATCGTGTAAGTCACCTACATCGTCTTTCATTTCTATCTTCATATCGTGTACGTCACTTTTCACATCTCCTAACATTTCCTTAAAGATACCGATTTCTTCTTTCATTAAGATATAATCTTCTTTTAGTATTGCTAGGTTTTTATCGAATCCACTCATATCAGGAGCCACATAGGCATCTATCTTTTGTTCCATCATAAGATATCTGTTATAAAGTTCAAAGCCTCCCCAAAGTCCACCGATAATGGTACCTATTAAAGGCAGTATGAGTAACATCTTACTACCGCCTACTTTGATACCTTTGTATTCTATTTCTGCCATTTGTTTCTCCTATTAAATGTAGTTATTTATTGTAAACCAAGTCCATATCCTGGTTTGTATTGCTCATTAATCATATCGTTCATCAAGTTATCCTGTGCTGAACCAAATAGGGCACCGTATGGATCGCCCATCATTACCTGATCTCTATAAACCTGTGTATCAGAGTACCAATCTATTGCGTCTTCATTCTGTTTTTGTACGTATTTCTTAAAATTTTCTGTATCTGCTAATGATTGCATCAAAGCAATTTTGGTTGTTTCGTTTATAGCACTATAAGTATCAGCCATAGCACTTAGGATTCTATTAGCAATCTTCTGTTTAGCCTTAGCTATTTCAGTCTTGATTTTTTCCTTAGTCTGTTTTGTTGTTCCCTTGGACTTAGATTTCTTATCTCCTTTGCTTCCTTTTCCATCTGTCTTTTGTCCGCCAGTGTCTTCTCTCCCGGCATCATCTCCATCTGCTTCACTAGCAGACTCTGACTCTGTGCTATCTCCGGCTTCTGACTCGCTTTCTGATTCACTGGTATCTCCTCTAGAATCAGAATCTCCGTCGGCTTCTGATGAACTGTCGCTGTTATTTTCTTCCACTGACTGTTCAGCATCACTACCGGACTCTTGTATATCTTCTGAAGCCGATTCATTGCTGTTCGTATCATTTGAACTTTCGGCTTCGGAAACTTCCGCTTCCACACTGGCATTTTCTGTTGCTCCCTCTTCTACAGTATTTACTTCTACTTCAACTGTAGCTTCTGTAGTAGCTTCAACATTTACATCCATCTCAACGTTTGTTGATCCTGCGTCAGCCATTTCTATATTAGTGTCTGGCATATCAATTTCTATTTCTATTTCTCCGACTGCGTCTGCTACTGCTGAATCTATCTGCGAACCAATGTCTGCTTCTATTTCTGCTACCGCAATTTCTGGTAGTTCTGTTGGGCCTACATCTAAATCAAAGTTTAGATCTATCTCAGCAATGGTTTCTACTTGTACTATACCTGTGTCTAAGTTTGTAGAATTCATTTCAACTGTGGCTACATTAGTTGTTTCGTCTACTTCTACACTAAACTCCATTTCTATTCCACCACCTGTGTCGTCATTTACTATAGCTATTTCAAATGAATCAACGTCTGTATAATCTATATCAATTACTCCTGTGCTTCCGTCATCTATTGTAGGATCACCTATGAACACACTTGTCAATGTATCTTCGCTTGTATTATAAACTGTTTGTTGTGTGCTTAATATTATGTTTGTTATTGTTTCTGTGATAGTTGTTATAGCATCGTATGTAAGTGTCATAAAAGGATCGCTAAACACAGGACCATAATAACCTGAGTGGTATCCCGCATCAACTCCCCACAGTTCCATTTGTCCCCATACCTCAGTGTAACTGTTTGAAGCAATGTCTTGCGTGAATGAATGTGTTTGTGTGCCGTTGTAAGTAAGTGTTACAAATTGACTATACTCTCCTATTAGGTTAGTAGCATTTGCTCCTGCCGCCTTGTAAAGTTTTGCTGTAATTCTAAATACGTCTTTACAGTCGCCGCCGGTTGCTGAACACAAAGGCACAGTAGTATTTGATTTGTGTGATTGTACATCAACACCATAGTTTAATTGGAAGCCTGATTGTATTTCTGCAACAGTTAAGTCTAACCCCATTTCAAATTGTTCTGACTGTATTTCGCCGCCACCTAATGCAAGGAAGTTTGAATTTTGTTCCGTTACAAGATTGTTATTATTATTAGCTTGATAACCTGTACAGGCTTCACCTGCGCCAACAGTTGAACTTGATCCACCTGTTCTACATTGGGTTTGACCTTGTAACTTTACTCTACCAGTTGAAGACCAATCCGAATCATTTATTGTAGGCAAACTATTTGTAGTTGTTGTAGACGTTAGTACAGTTGTCTGTTGTGTTGTAGTGCTTGTTGTAGCAATTTGTTCAATAACTGTTTCTGTATATTGTGTCGTGGTTGTTGTATCTTCAAAGCCACCATTGAGAGCAACTTCTGTGTTTGTAATCACAGATGTAATTGTGCTAGATGTAACAGTACCGCCGTTAGGTCCGGTATCACCTACATTATATTGTTGTGTGTATGATAGTGCTGGACTAGAGTAAGAACAACAACAAAGCACCAATACCAATACTCCAAGTAGTTGCCTTATTTTGCCATTCTTTTTCGTATGCTTCAAGATCATTTTCTTTCAACCATTTCTCATAATCAGGACGCCTCTCAGGATTTTCAGCCCAAGCCTTGGCCGCTTCGATACCAATCTTGCCTTTGTAAGGACAAGGTGTACCTGCCATTTCCATAGCTTCAAAAACTCTAGCATCTTGACATAGTAAACTGACTGCCGCTACCTTCATTCCCATACCATATAACGATCTGGATAGTTTCAGTCTTTCACAATTTAGATCTCTTATTGTTGTTCCTCCGGCAATACCTAGTACCTGTGTTTGTACTGCGGCACTGGTTCCTGTGGAACACACATCTTGATTGTTTATCATAACGTTTGGTGCCGATGCTGTTGGAGGAGTTTTATCAACCGTCGTAGTTCCTGTTACAGTTGATGTCACTGTATTAGTTTCTGCGTGTATGGCCATTGGCCAAAAGAATACGATAAATGAAATTAGAATAAAATATTTTTTCACGGTTTTTTTGCCCTCTTAACTTTCTTTTTATAAGCTAAATTTACTTCAATGTTATTTATCGTTTGGTGTAAAAATTTTTACACCTAGTATTATACTATCGTATAATGAATAAATAAAGCTATGGACCATGAAACAGATACAAATAAGCAGATGCATGTAGAAGCAGAAGAGTTCAATAAGGCGTTTGATGAGTTATGGGGTCCCATAATTATTGATACGTCTCCTGTGACGTTACCCCAAGAAATAGCAGTCCTTGAACAAAAAAGGATAAGTTTAGCACTTGATAACAATCAGGGAAATAGGACGAAAGCGGCTGAAGAACTAGGTTTAGGTAGAACAAATTTAATAGCTAAACTGAAAAAGTACAAATTGGATGAGTACTTAGAAGCCTGTTAGAGCCCTCACGCTCTGCAATTTTATTTAGCTTAGATTTCACTTTTAAGCTAGACAAATCTTTTGCCCTATTAAATACATAAAAAGCAGATATTGCTAACCCAAAAAAAGGACTTAAAGATGATAGAAGGATTTAGTATTCCGAAATCCACATTTAGAACACGGGTGTTCGACGAAACTACTATGGAATATAAGTGGCAAGATGTCACTACAGATGATTATTTCAAAGGAAAAAGAGTAGTACTCTTTAGCTTACCAGGAGCATTTACGCCTACATGTTCAACTTACCAATTACCTGGCTTTGAAGAAAATTATGATATGATTCGTAACCAAGAAATAGATGAAATTTATTGTGTATCAGTAAATGACGCATTTGTAATGAATGCTTGGGGCAAGGATCAAAAAATACAACACGTGAAAATGATACCAGATGGTTCAGGAAATTTTACGAGATTCATGGGAATGTTAATCGGAAAAAATCACTTAGGATTTGGTATGCGTAGTTGGAGATACATGGCTGTAATAAAAGACGGCATCGTTGAAAAATGGTGGCAAGAGCCAGGTATTAATAATGACGGATCAGACGATGATCCTTATATTCAAACCACTCCAGAAAATTGTTTAGAATATCTTAAAACAAAAATTACTGGTTTTTAACAGGAGATTAAATGTATAAGTTAATACTGATCGTTTCGGCTGGCCTAATCCTCTCGGCTTGTCAAACAAATTATATAACAAGCGACGGAAAAAGACTATTAGAAAATAGTGCTGTAGGTTGTGTTGCTGGTGAAATTCTATTTGGAGAATGTGCTAAAGGAGCCGCGGTAGGAGCGGGTGCTACAGTGATTTCAGATCAAAAGAAGAATTAGGTTTTACCGACAGTTGTATAAAGTCACCTAGAAAGTCAAAGTGGTTAGCTAATTTGCCAAACAGTTCTGGGTGTAATACTTCTGACACACTTTCGTAACTAGACTTACCTATTTGCGTATAATAATTTTTGTTTAATCCATAACGACTACCATAGTTGGGAAAAACTCCACGAACGAATAAACAAGTATCGCCTAAAGTCTTAGCATCATACTTGCTTTGTTCTTGTAGTGTCAAGTAGCAAATAGCAAAAGTTTTTTCAGGAACAAAGTTTGGTTTATCAATGAAAGAAGCCAATAGCATTACGATGTAAGACTCAATCTCAACAGGGAGATCGTAACCCGACTTACATTGTGTTTCTTTTACTACATTGTAAAAGGCCGAAGAGTAAGCATCTTCCATAAAAATATTTACCATTTTTTCTTGACAAGTAATAAAAAGTTTGTTAGTATGCAATAAATTAACAAGAATAGGGGACAAGTGTTACGGTAGCACGGCTGGCTCCAACCCAGCAAGACAGGGTTCAATTCCTTGGTCCTCTGCCAGAGTAAAGAGTAAATAGAAAGTATGAAAATTTTTCAAAAAAAGATAGACGATTTTTTCAAATGGGTAAAAGGCACTGAACTTGTAATATTGGAAGATATAGATGTTACAGAAGATCCAGTTAGACCTGAGCTTAGTCTAGAATGGCGAAAGGAATACAACCGACAAATATTTGGTTTAAAGTACGAAGACAATATTGAGGGTGTAGTCTGTGTTGCTTATACCAAAGGTGTACCACATAGTGTTAGGGAACTTGAACTCATGAGTGAAAATGCCAGTATGAAAAACGATGCTGATACAGCCGTGGCTTATACAGTTTGGTCTAGAAAACGTGGAGCAGGCAAGGAGATTATTCATAAATTATCCGAACATGCCCAAAAAAATCCAGAGCTAAAACGTATGGTGACATTATCACCCTTGACTCCTATGGCTACACATTTTCACATCAGAAATGGTGCTAAATTGATCCAACATAACCCGGATACTCAAAATTTTGAATACAAACTGTAAATTTGGCTGATCGGCTCAAATTATCTACAATTAAGTATAGTTTTAATGGGCAGATCTCCCACCAAAAAAGTTGACAAACTGATTAAATATTGTTATAATTAATTACATTATTCATAGCGGAGATCAAAATGCTTATTACAACTAGAGGCGGTTCAAAAACACAGAAAAAATATGTCAAAAGCATGGCAGATTTTTGCGGACAAAAGCTTCTAGGTTCGAGATTGTATCCAAAAATTGAACTTAGAATAGAACTTGTAAAAGACCTTATGAAAAAAGAAAAAATCTATGGTGATGCTATTTGGGAGGACGATGAACGTTATCCTAAAGAGTTCCATATCAGAGCAGATGCTTCGCAACCCTTAAGACGTGTGTTAGAAACTATAGCACATGAAATGGTCCATGTCAAACAGTATGCTAAAGATGAATTACATGAATACACTATGAAAAAAGGACACAGATATAAGGGAAAATTCTTTTCAGACAAATTGGATTACTGGGACGAACCTTGGGAGATAGAAGCTCATGGTAGAGAAACTGGTTTATTTGTACGTTGGGCTGAAAAAAACAAACTTGGTAAAAGAAAATGGACCCAAGATCCTGGAGAAGCACAATAACAAGCATGGATATTCTTCTTGCTTTACTTCCTTTAATTGGCATATACGGATTTATAATTTGGTTGTTATTAATGTGGAACAACGAAAAAATCTCTTGACAAATTAGCTTTTCTTTGTTATATTAGTAGTATGACATTTTTAACAAAAGAGGCAACAATGACCAAGGCAATCCAAACCCAAACTGCTCTGGCTGTAGCATTTATGGCTGATAGACTTAATGAAGGCTACATTAGAGAAACAAGAAGATTCTCTGAAGACGTTCCTACACAGTTTGCTAATAAAGAAATAGTAAAATTTTATTTCACAGAATCAGATAACTTTACACCAGAAGATTTTGTAAAAGCTATTCCCACTGATGAGGACTTTGATAACGTTGATTTAGCATTAAAACATTTCAAAAGATATACTTTGGAACTTTTAGGTAACACACTATCTGATTTTCAAAAACAAGTATTCAATTCTATTCAAGGTCCAACTGTCCATAAAGGTACACTAGGGTTAGTATCATATGTTCCTGAACTTATTCGTAGAGAATTACAAGACGCAAAATTAAAAAAAATGCTTAGAACAGAATATCGTGAAAGCATCGCATTAGGAAAGTACGGTGAAAAATGTACAGGTAACCTAAAAATTATCGATGCTCGTTGGTCTAAGAATTGGGAAAGCTATAATTATACCGCAGACTTTGGAGGCAACATAGTAAGTTTCATGAACAAAGAAAAGTTAGATATTGGACAAAGAATTAATTTTAAAGCTAAAATAAAAGCACACCAAAGAAACAAATTCTTTGACATTCCGGAAACTAGATTAAACTATATGAGAAAAATGAAAGATGCCAGATAACATCAAGGTAATAACAAATAATGTTATACAAAAAGATTCATGGAGACACGACTTACAAGGAAAATGGTTTGATACCTATTCTAAATTATCACACCTAGAACCAATGCTGGTTAATATACATCAACTCCAAAAAAATATTATTATAATGGAAAACTTAAAAATCAGCCACCAATTTACATATCGATCATTCTTAGACAATATGGGATCAAATGAAACTAACATTAACCAAAATTTTATATCCAATTTATTCTCTTTAATTAAAAACTTGTGTATATTCGCTGAAAAGTATAACTTTTTTCACAATGACTTAAACAATGCGAATATACTGATAGATAATAAGGGAAACATAAAACTTATAGATCCTGACTCCTTTGTCTTTATTGATAAGTTTGAGAGATATAGATGTCAATGGAAATATACACAAATAACAAAAGAATTTTTTGATGCTTTTTTTGAAAGGAAATATCATGAGACCTATGTATGATAATAAATGTATGGTAACCTGTACAGATAACGACAAAGTGGCAGAAGCTGAAGTAGACCATTTAATTGATAAAGACAGACTTACAATCTTTCTTGCCCAAAATAAGATCCATATGAAATATAACGGAAGTGTTTATGTTGGCAATCAGTTTGGTTATGAATTTACAACAAAAGGGCCAGTAGAATTAACAAAGATGAAAGGAAGAGGCGATGCCTAATTTAGTACCAGTAATTATTGAGAAAGAAGCAAGAGGAGAAAGAAGCTACGATATCTATAGTAGGCTTCTTAAGGATAGAATCATTATGTTAGACACAGATGTTAATAGCACCAGTGCCAGTTTAATTGTAGCCCAGATGTTATTCTTGGAATCAACTAACCCAGGCAAGCCTATTAATTTTTATATTAATTCGCCAGGAGGTAGTGTTACGGCAGGTATGAGTATATACGACACAATGCAATTTATTAAATCACCTATTCATACAACTGTGATGGGTATAGCGGCGAGCATGGGAAGTTTCCTAGCAATGGCCGGTGAAAAAGGTAAAAGAGCAATTCTTCCACATGCTAGACATATGATACATCAACCAAGCGGTGGTGCGTCAGGGCAGGCAAGTGATGTAGAAATAAGATATAAAGAATTACAATATTGGAAAGAAACACTTACAGATATCTACGTAACACACACAGGTTTAGATAGAGAAAAAGTTGCCAAAGACATGGATAGAGATTTCTTTATGAGTGCGAAAGAATCGATAGAATATAATTTAGCTGATTTTATAGCAGAGAAAAAATAATGAAGATAATGGTAGATTTAAATAAAATTAACAGTGGCTTACATTGGACTACTTTGTATAGTGAAAAAATATTATTAGCTATAATAGGTATGTTAACAATGTTAGCGGCAGGAATGGATATCTATAAGATGGTAATAGACTTAAAGGTCACTCTTGCTGATTTATTTTTACTTTTTATCTATGCTGAGATTATCGGCATGGTAGGAGCATTTTATATCAGTAACAGAATACCTGTCACGTTACCTATTGTCATTGCCATGACGGCATTGTGTAGGCTAATTGTGTTACACAGTAAAGATGCTGATCCATGGGTGCTTATCGCAGAAGCAGGTGCTATATTAGTATTAGGCGGAGCCGCTTATATAATGAGTTACAAGGACAAATTAAGTTTAGAAAAAGAACAGTTAAGGAAACAAAATGAATCTAGTTAAAGAAAAAGTTGCTGAAATGAAGGGTATACCTGAAGAAAAGGAACTCGTCGAAGCATTACAAAAAGCAATATTTGAAATTACGTTTAATAAGTTGGACGGCGAAGAAAGAATTATGACATGTACGAAACTTACAGATATGATTCCAGAAGATAAAAGACCAAAGACAGATAAACCTGCTAAAGAAGGCACTATTACTGTTTGGGATATTAAAGCTGACGGATGGCGAAGTTTTCGATACGATCGTGTTACAAAGGCAGTAGCATGTGTGTTCTAAAGACTTCTCGTAGCTCAGCTGGATAGAGCGTCGGTTTGCGGAACCGAAGGCCACAGGTTCGAATCCTGTCGAGAAGGCCAAAAAGAAGGAGGTAAAATGAGCGATAAAGACTTTTCAGGAAACTTAATTAGAATATCTATGCTGGAAAAAGAAATAGAATATGCTAAGAGTCAATTACAACCACATGACACGGGACATATTTACACCGCGATTAGTTGGTTGGAACATAGAATAAATGAGCTCAAAGGTATAGATGAAGATAACGAAGACTATTCATATACTGAGCAACATATTCAACAACAAAAAGATCCTAGACATAATCAGTCGGCTTTCAAAGGAAATAGATAATGGAATATCTTAGTCTCTTTCCTACCCTTATAGGGACTTTTAATCTTAAAGAAGTTGATAACGATATCTTAATTAAAAAGATGGAGATGTCAGGCAATGTTCAACACGGACTTATAGAAAACGGAGTCAGTAGTTATGTAGGCGGAGAAGATTGTTTTCTTACTAGACTAGGAGTATCAGATTTAAAAAATAGTATTAAAACAAAAATTAATGAATATTGTTTCCAATCAGGCATAGCACCTAATTTTATTATAAACAGTTGGGCTAATGTCATTGGACAATCAGGATATGTAAAAAGACATAGACATGAAAAATCTATTCTCAGCGGAGCATACTATCCAACGAATAGTAATGCTAATTTAATACTTGAGAATCCTAATACAAACTTTCAAATGACACAAACGAACGTTAACGAAACAATATTTAATTGTGACAAAGTTACAATAAAACCAGAGGCAGGCAAATTAGTAATTTGGCCTAGCTACATATATCATTCAACCGAGAATAACAGTGATGAAAAAAGATATACAGTAAGTTTCAATACTTTAGATGAATCTTACAAAATTGCAATAAATAGACAGTAAAATTTTTTTCAGTAAAGGAGTAAATTATGATAACAGGATTTATAGTCTTGGTCACGGCTTTGTGGTCAATGGATAACGCAGAATATATAGACACAATGAACAACCAACTTGCTAAAGGTTTCAGTTGGGAACAAATAGAGTGTAGAGCTCCTACGCCAGGAGTACCACATATTGCTTTAGAGAGTCCTCTAGGCAATAAGTACGTCTGTAATAAACTTACAAAGTAATGCTGGCATAGCTCAGCTGGTAGAGCAACTGATTTGTAATCAGTAGGTCCGCGGTTCGAATCCGTGTGCCAGCACCATTACCTAATGATCGTATATATCTGGCCCGTCTTTGACTTTGACAGGTTTACAATAAGCAGTGACTCTGTGCTCAGGTGGTACTAGGCTACTGTAACTATAGTTTCCATATTGTCTTGGAATACGTTTGGCATAATATTGGCAAACATCTATACTTCTAAATATCATAGCATTAGGTAGTTGAGCTTCTCCTATTATCACTACTAACAGGAAAGCATGTATCATTAATATCCTCTATTCATGTAAAGGTAAATTACACCTACAAAAAATCCTGCTATTGCTAAACATAAGATTCCTATCATTATTATTTCTATAAATTTTTGCCTGCGTTCTTCTTGAGCATATATTGCGGCTTGACGTTTCTTTCTTATGTCTCCTTCAGTCGCTAATAACTCGTCCCAAGCAGATAATCCTCTTGTCATAATAATAATCTGTTTCAGTTGGTCTCGCATATCATCAGCTTTTTTTCTAGCCATAAAAATAGTCATTGCTTCTTCTTCTACAGATCCAGATTGAAAAAGTTTTTTAAATAATGGAGGTTTCTTGTTATATTCTTCTGCTTTTTTGATATCACTTACAGCACCCATCCAACGTCCGAGATCACCTGCCATAGACTCTATGTCTCGGCCGACTGAAAATCCTGCTTTGATTGTGTTGAAAGCGGCGGTGGCCCCTGCCAATGCGGTTATTGGATCTATCAAGATATTAGCCCTTATTCTGTAACCTGTGGCCCTACTTTGGGTCTTCATTATATTTATATGATAACCGTTTTGGTAAAGTAAGCATAAAATAATGGTTGACTAATTAAGTGCAAGGTGTTATTATAAGTAATAATTAAATATTGAGAGGCACAAATGAGAACACAACCACAAGAAGTAATTTCAAAATTAGAGGCAGACAACAGTCGTTTAGCAAAAGAAAAAGTTATACTAGAAGCAATGGAAGAAGGGCTAGACGAATTCTTTGAAGGAGTCAAAATGGCACTTGATCCTTTATATACTTTTGGTGTAAAGAAAGTTCCTGAATCCAAAGTAGATGGACAAGGGCTCAAATGGGAAGTATTTAAAAAACTAGCAGACCAATTACACAATAGAGAACTTACAGGGCATGATGCTAGAGATGCAATATTGTTGACTAGAGATATAGCAACAATGGATCAATGGAATAAATTTTATAGAAGAATATTAATAAAAGATCTACGTTGTGGTGTAAGTGAGAAAACTGTAAACAAGGTAGCAAAAAAGTTTCCACAGTTTTCAATTCCAATTTTTACTTGTCCTCTAGCACATGATTCTGCTAACCATGAAAAGAAAATGGTTGGTAAGAAACAAGTAGAGGTAAAACTTGATGGAGTAAGGGTAATTACAATCATCCAAGGAGACACAAGCCACGGTAACTTTAGTAGGGTAGAAATGTTTAGTCGTAATGGTAAACAGTTTCATAACTTTGGACATATCATAAGTGAAATTGAAGAAGTCATTAAAGATAATCCTCCACCATATGATTTGGTTTTGGACGGTGAAGTTATGAGTGCTAACTTTCAGGACCTTATGAAACAGGTACATAGAAAAGATGGTAAGCAATCAGATGATGCCGTATTACATTTATTTGATATGTGTCCATTATCTGAATTCCAAAAGGGAGTTTGGGACAAAGATCAAGCATTCAGAAGCCAAGCAGTAAAGGCTTGGGTAGACCAGCATAAAGGCGTCTTAAAGCACGTACAAACACTTGATTGGGAAGATGTGGACTTAGATACCCAAGAAGGTCAAGAACGCTTTGTAGAGCTTAATAAAGCGGCTGTAGACGGTGGTTATGAAGGGGTTATGATCAAAGATCCTGAAGCACCATATGAATGTAAAAGAACACATAGTTGGTTAAAGGCAAAACCATTTATAGAAGTAACATTAAAGGTTGTTGCGGTTGAAGAAGGCACAGGCCGTAACGAAGGTAGATTGGGTGCCGTAATAGTAGAAGGAGAAGATGATGGATACAATTATAGCCTTAACTGTGGGAGCGGTTTCACTGACGATCAACGTGATAAGTTCTGGGCTGAACGTGCTAGTCTCATTGGTGACTTAATAGAGATTAGAGCAGATGCTAGAACGCAGTCTCAAGATTCTGAAACGTATAGTCTCAGGTTTCCAAGGTTCAAATGCTTCCGAGGTTTCGAAGCAGGAGAAAAAATTTAATCCCCGTGAACGGATAGACGGGAAAAACCTTACCGATGTTGAGAAGATGGACAAAGGTTACAAAGGTAAAACATTCACAATTAACGGCTTAGATGGAGATTTTTGATATGTATTGGTTAGTTGTAATTTTAAGTATAGCGAGTTATCCTGAAATGAATTTACAGTTTGAATTTAGTAGGAGTTACTACTGTAATTTGGCAAAAGACAAATTTATTCAGGCTGATCCGCCAACAATGATAATTGGAGGGAAAGTTGTTTCGTCCAAGATTGAGAAAATTTATTGTGACAAGAGATAGGTATAAGTAAATGAGAAATTTAAAAAGCATGTGGGCAGACTTTAGAAGAGATGACAGACCCGACTGGGAACGTATGTCAGATGACGGTATGAATAAAGTTTTAAAAACTGTTATACTTTGTATATTTGCTTACGGAACTTATGTTTTATTCATAGAATTAATTGGGAGATTTTTATAATGAGAAGATGGGTATACGATTGTTGGAATCATATAATGGATGCTGAAGTTAATCCATTAAGAAATATTCCGGATTTACAAGTTAGGCATATGGTTATGCAGATACTGGCATTTATGTGGTCGGCAGTATTTGCTCTGCTTATTGCTGATAGCATTATGGCATTTGGTGTTAGTGCTATAGGTCATGTTATGCTTGTTGCGGCTGTTGTTGTTACTGTAGGAACATTTAAGGTAGCAGAACATAAACCTAGTATGTTCGAATTTAGAAAAGACGGTTATCATTCGCATGGTAGAGGTAGAACATATACAATTTACAGGGACAAAAAAGGCAATGCTCATAAAGTAGAACTGCCTCCAGGTGATCCCGGCGGCGAGCATGAATAACGGTTGGCAATTTCCTTCCGGCTTTAAAACTATGAATGATATAAAATTTATAAGCCACGACAAGCATGTACTAAAGCATTTTCCTATTGTACCTGCTAAAGATTGCTTACCTAAATGGTATGCTAAATTAAAAGCCAACGAACCTAACATATCAAAATGTATGCCAGTACGTGATATGATCACTGCTGGTTACATTATTCCTAATCCCACTGAACAAGTAGTAGGATTATTAACGGAAGATGATATTCAAAACCCTGATGTTGTATATCCTGTGGAAATAGCAGGAAAATTTTTTACATCTTTAAATTATATGACTGCCCCTAATGCTTTTCATACTCATGACCAATGTCCTGTAAAAATTGATGGAGCAAAAAAGTCATATTACAAAATTAAATTACCTTGGAAGATTATAACTCCTAAAGGTTATAGCACTTTATTTTTACAACCTTTTTACGAGTTCCAAAAAGATTTCGTTATGATGCCTGCTATAATAGATACAGACTTGTATGATCATAGTAATTTAATATTTCCTTGTTACTTTAATAAGGATGTCGACCTAGCCCCTGGACAACCGTTAGTTCAGTGTATTCCTTTCAAACGTGATGAATGGAAACATTCGTTATCACACCAAGAAGAAGAAAAGTCTAGTAAGATGAATTTGTTTCTTCACAACATGTATAAGAGAGCTTTTCATCAGAAAAAGACTTTCAAATAAATTGACTTTTATATATAATGACTATATACTAAAAAAAATAGACAGTTGGAGATACCATGGCAAAGAAAAGAAAAGGTAATATTTTCAAAACAAAAGCGACTGAACCTAAATGGGATGATAGTAAAGACCTGACAGGTGAACAGTATAGCAGACGTATGCACGCCGCCCAAGAACACTATAGGATGGATTTTAAGTCTGACGCTTATAAGAGATGGATATTAGAATATTGTAAAACATCTGAGAAATGGAAGGACCATGTCAAGACAATATCAAAGAATAGAGATGGTGAATTTAGAAGTACACTAGGAGGCTTATGTAGACTTGCTAACTTAGGTTGTCCTGACTACCATAAACCTTATGCTGACTACTGGTTGACTTTAGCAGGCACTATGGGCGAAGTAGAACCACGTTCAGTTATTATAGATAAATGGATGCAAGAGCTAGTAGACTCTGGAAGTAGAATCGTAGAAACAGAAGACAAGAAAAAAGAAGCAGAAAAGAAAAAGGGTAATGTATACAAACCTAGTATACAAGAAAGAATTAAAGAACAAGCGAACACTCAATCTGAAGCAATTGAAGATTGGTTAGATAAATGGACTAATGATCCTAAGAAATTTAAAAAAGATGACTTCAAGTTTAGCAAACATTTTATAGCCTATAAGGTTACACAGGCTCATGCTAGGGTAATGCTTACATGGTATGAACCAGTGGCCACTGAATTACATGAAGTGCTTAATCCACCTACTAAGGCTGAGTTTAATAGAATGACCGAAAAGGAACAAGATTATTCTGAACAGCTGATAGAAGGTTATTCAATATACGATAAAAAGGATTTACATAACTTATACGAAGGTTATGCTAATCTAATAGGTGCTTTAAATATGCTTATTGATATGGCAAAAGCAAGTAGGAAAACAAGGAAACGTGTACCCAAAAGTAAAGACAAACTAATACAAAAATTAAAATATAAAGTATCAGACGATAAGTTTAAAGTAGCAAGTATTAATCCAATCGAGATAATAGGATGTAACGAGCTATGGGTGTTTAATGTAAAAACACGTAAGATAGGAAAATACGTTGCGAGTCAAATAGATCCTTTGAAGCAAGAACGTGAAGGATCAGGTTTAAGTGTCAAAGGCACAACCATTACAGGATTTAAAGAATCACAAAGTGTTCAAAAAACAATTAGAAAGCCAGACGAAAAGCTGAAAGAATTTCATGACGCAGGTAAGGTAAAACTTAGAACTTATTTAGAGGATATAAACGCAGTTGAGATCAAGCTCAACGGTAGGGTAAATGCCGAAACTATTCTTCTTAAGGCAGTAAGATAAATACTTGCATGGATCAGATAACAAACATACGAGAAGGTCTTGCTAAACTTACATCAGCATTAGAGACCATTGTAACAATTGACACACCAGCAACACCAGATGCTACAATTAATAGTATCAGCGGTAATGCTATACATGGTGGTAAAATTACGTTACTTAGAAGCACAGGTATTAGAGATCAAGCAAGTAGAACATCTTTACTAGTTGAAGATGATAAAATTACTGTTGGTAGCGCCGACATTGATAGTGTAGTAGGCGATTTGACTGTAGAAGATAATCTTACTATAGGAGGAGAACTTACTGCTAAAACATTGAGAGTAGCAGAAACATTTACTGATCAAAAACATAATAGTTCATTAGATTTCCAAGTAGAAGGAGATACACGTTTAATAGGATTACAGTGGCGTAAAAAAGGCGAAGCTACTAAACAAATTGTATGGCGTGATGACAGATTTTATATAAGCAACAACGTAGACTTACACAGAGATGCTTCATATAACATAGATAATATTCCAGTAATTAAACTAGATTCATTAGGTCCTACAATTAAAAAAAGTGATCTATCAAGTGTAGGAAGACTACAAAATTTACAAACAGATGGCGACCTTACAATTGATGATTACATTTTTTATGAAAGTGGTACAAGTAGACTAGGTATAGGAACAGAAGCACCAAATGGTTCTTTAAGTGTTTCTAGTAACGAAGCAGAATTTATTGTAGATCCAGACTTTGATCATCTTAGAGTAGGTGCTTGGACAACAAGTAAAATGTCTTTGATTACAGATAATAAAGAAAGAATTGTAATAAAACAACACGGCGGAGTTGAAGTAAAAGACAAATTAGGAGTCAATGTTTCTTATCCGGGTGAAGATGTAGATTTAGAAGTTAAAGGTAATATAAGATTCAACGCCAAGAAGTTTACAGTTGGCGAATTTCCTCCCACAGAAGGCAATTATAATTTGGGAGATATACAGTATGATACAAATCCAAGACAAGGTGGATTTATTGGATGGGTTTGTATTATTCCAGGTAATCCTGGTACATGGAAGGGCTTTGGAGCGATAGAAAAATAATGACAAAACTTTTTAATATTGACAATCAAGCTATTTCTGAAATAAAGTCAGGATTAAGCGATCTTTCAAATTGGATTTTAACAATGGAAAGATTGGCAGGCACATCTAATTCAAAACTTTCAATAGACGCGAAAGGAAGATTAAATGTTGCTGGCAAAGAAGATACTATAATCCACGGTAAGCTCGGAGTTGGAGTTGATACCGTACCAAATGATGTAGCTATAGAAACAAGTCTACCAGTTAGATTTCAAGGAAAAAAATTCGAAGTAAATAATGATGTTCCAAAGACTGGACTATACAACAAAGGTGATATGATATGGAATGACAACCCTGTGCCAAACGGTACACTTGGTTGGATCTGTATTAGAACAGGCACACCTGGAGAGTGGCGCACATTTGGGATGATTGGTGGATGACAGATTACAAAAAAGTAAATAAACATGTAAACATATGGTACATGTTAGGACGAGTAGCGCCTTTTGGTGCCTTGTTTATAATCTGTGTTATGTTGATGTTTGATCTTAATACATATCTAGAATACGTTTTATTAGCAGTAGCAATCTTTTTTGCCCTTTTCGCATTTACATGGTGGTGGTGGGTATTGGATACTGTAAAGCAACTTTTCGCTATGATGGAAATGACACATAAAAAATTCGACGATGTTCTAGGTGAACTAACCAGAGTGAAACGAGACCTGAATGATAGTAATTGGGAACGGTCAAAGTCGGAAAAAAATAAACCTAAATAATTATCACGAAGAAAAAATTGGTTGTAATGCGATCATTAGAGATCTCCATGTCAATCATTTAGTTTGTTGTGATAAGAAAATGGTTAAGCAGGCTCTTAGTCAAAACTATTCTCCTATATACACAAGACACAGATGGGTATCCGATTTTCCTATGGAACAAGTTATAGCACTTCCCAACCTACCTTATAAAGGTGACAAACGGCAAGATGATCCGTTTAATTGGGGTAGCGGTCCATATGCTATGTTGTTGGCAACTACTTTGTCTAAATATATAAAAGTTGTAGGATTTGATCTTTATGGTACTAAAGATGGAAATATCAACAATGTATATGCTAGTACAGATGGATATAAAAATTTACTTGACGAAGCAGTTGATTGGTCATATTGGGTTTATCAAATAGCAAAAATTATTGAATATAATCCAGACATAACATTTCATTTTTACAATTTGGAGGACTGGAAATGTCCAAAACAATGGAATTTTAAAAATATAAAGGTTGACAATATTACAAAATTATAATATAATGTAATAAACTTGGAAAGGTAAACTATGGGAAAATACTATTCTACTAAAACTTATGGACACAACATTGGATTGAGTGCTGTATTTAGACAGCCAAATGCTGATCATAGTCATTGTCATTTGTTACATGGATATAGCTTACAATTTAAATTTACATTTGGTTGTGATAAACTAGATAACAAGAACTGGGCTGTTGACTTTGGTGGCCTAAAGCCTTTGAAGGCTTGGCTAGAAGATAACTTCGATCATAAATTATGTTTAGATAATAACGATCCGCACATAGGAAAATTTAAAGAACTTGAAGCATTGGATTTAGCTGAGCTTAGAATGTTTGATGGTGTAGGCGCTGAAAAATTTGCCGAACACGCATTTAACTTCGCAGATGAATTAATTAGAAAACATACAAATAATAGATGTTACGTGGTAAAAGTCGAGTGTGCCGAGCATGGTGCTAATTCTGCTATATATGAGAAATAAGGCATCCATGTACAATGGCAAAAGTAGATAAATCTAAATATACAAAAGAACAATGGAAGATCGTTAGAGAGCAGAGGCGAAGGCAAAAAGCACTTGATCGATCTAAAAAGGCACAAAAGGTTTCTGTAGACGCAAAAGATACAGAAAGAACAATTAAAGTAGCAGTTAATGAGCCGGCCACAGATAACCGTTCAAATTATATCGTTTGTTTAAAACACGGCACAAAGTATGGTCCGGAGTATGTTAATAACCTATACAACATGGTTAAAAGGCATTGTACTGTTCCTTTCGAATTTGTTTGCTTTACAGACGACATTAGAAACATTAACCAAGATATAAAAACAATAACACTAAAAGAAATAGGTGTAAGTGGATGGTGGTATAAGCCTATCTTCTTTGATAAAAATTTTCCTTTGAATGGCAACATATTATATTTTGATTTAGATGTTGTAGTTCACAAAAACATAGATAACCTTTTTACATACAATCCAGGAAAGTTTTTAATTTGTAGAGATTTTAATAGAAGTATAAGACATGACTGGAATAGAATGAACAGTAGTGTATTTAGATTAGTATCCGGTTCATTGCCTCATGTATATGATGACTTTATGGAAAATGCTCCTATGAACATGCGTAGATTTCATGGAGACCAAGATTGGATTTATGAAATGTTAAAGGATAGAAAAAGTTTATGGTTGTTTTGGCCTGATGAATGGATCAGAAGTTATAAATGGGAAATGAGAGATCGATCCCATTTAGATAGAATTGGCGGCATAAGAAATTTCAAAGTGAAAGCAGAACCATTGGTACACAACTTATGTAATGTAGCAGTCTTTCACGGAGAACCTCACCCTCATCAGGTTGAAGATGATTGGGTAAAGGAGAATTGGAGATGATTAGGATATGGCATTATTGGTGTAAAGCAATGGGTAGTAGAGCTTATGATAATGACCGAAAAGACGATCATGTACATAATATAATTAGAACATTTTGGTTCTTATTACACATAGTTACTTGTTGTATGATTATAGCTGGTAACGGAAGGATGTTGAATATATGGTAGATAAATTTATTTTTGATGTGGACGGAACACTCACACCTAGTAGACGGCAAATAGATGATGACTTTGCCGTTTTCTTTTCAGACTTCTGTGCTGAAAATGATGTATATCTTGTTACTGGAAGTGATAGAGAAAAAACAATCGAACAGGTTGGAGAAGAAATATACAGTCTTGCTGATAGAGTTTACAACTGTTCTGGAAGTGATGTCTGGGAAGGAAATGTAAATGTTTATACAAGCGACTGGCAAATACCAGAAGAAGCAGAAAAATGGCTCAAGGGAGAATGTAGGTGTAGTGAATTTCCTCTAAGGACAGGATTACATATTGAGAAAAGACCAGGTATGGTAAATTTCAGTGTTGTTGGTAGGAATGCTACAATGGGAGAACGTCAACTTTATGTTGAATGGGATACTAAAGAAAATGAACGAATTAAAATAGCTAAAGAATTCCAAAAGTTTTTTCCTGCTATCCAGGCAGTGGTAGGTGGTGATACTGGAATTGATATTTTTCCGTATGGAAAAGATAAGGCCCAAATTATAAATGACTTTAATGAATTAGATGATACTTTACACTTTTTTGGAGATAGAATGGATCCTGCTGGAAATGATTATCCACTTAAGAAAGTAATACTTGACAACGATCTTGGTGTATGCTACAATGTAGAAGGTTGGAAACACACATGGAAGTTATTAAAAAAACATGACTAAACGTATAGGATTCGCATGTAAATACATGCACGAGAATCAAAACCAAAAAAAGAAAATATTAGAAGAAATACAAAGACCTTTGAATACAAGGTCAACAACTGTTGCTTGGTTAAATAGACAAACAAAAGAAGTAGCAGAAGAAAGATTATGGGATATTTGTAAACATAATATCCAATCATATTATAACTTGATAAAGTATGTAGGAGGATTGCCACATGAGTTACGAATGGTTAGACTTGGTTCCGATGTATTGCCTGTTTATACTGAGCCTACTTGGGGCTATTTCTGGAAGTTACCTGATGTACGTAAATATTGCGAACAGGCTTTGGCACCAGTCGGTAAGTTGGCTCGCGATCTTGATGTACGCCTTAGTATGCACCCTGGTCAGTTTACTGTCCTTGCTAGTGCTAGTGACGATATAGTTGAAAGAAGTATAGAGGAGTTTGAATATCATGTTGATGTCGCCAGATGGATGGGCTTCGGCCAGCAATTCCAAGATTTTAAGATCAATGTCCACATCTCCGGCCGTAAGGGTCCAGCCGGTATCCTCGACATCCACCCAAGATTATCTCCGGAGGCGAGAAACACAATTACAATCGAGAACGACGAAAACTCGTGGGGGCTTGACGCAAGTCTTGAACTTGGACACAAACTCGCTTTGGTCCTCGACATACACCATCACTGGGTCAAAACAGGTGAGTATATTAACCCCTCCGACGATAGATTTTCTCGCGTGATAGATAGCTGGCGTGGTGTACGTCCTGTTATACACTATTCTGTTTCTAGAGAAGATTATCTTGTAGATTTTGATCCTAATACAAAACCCGTAATGGATACACTATTGCTTGAAGGTTACAAAAAACAAAAACTAAGAGCCCATAGTGATTTTATGTGGAACAACTCAGTCAATGATTGGGCATTAAGTTTTTGGGAACACGCAGATATTATGGTAGAGAGCAAGGCTAAAAACCTAGCTAGTGAGAAGTTATTTCAACACTGGATGTCAACCACGCAACACTACTAAATACAGTATGCGTTTTTTAGAAATACAAGACTGCCAAAGAACCAAGGCTAGGACATGTCAATGTAAAGATATTGAAAAAATATCTGAAGATGTAGACATTCCGGTGGTAGCAATAAGTGATCTAGAACACTCCGATAAAGTCAAAGGTACTATATTATTCATGCAGAAGAAAGGTTCTCCTACTCTTATTAAAGGTAAAGTAACAGGATTAGAACCAGGAGCACATGGATTTCATATACACGAGTTCGGAGACCTAAGTCAAGGTTGTGAATCAGCAGGCGCCCATTATAATCCAGACGGTGTAGATCATGGCGATCTCGAAGATGGACATGTGGGAGATTTAGGAAACATCGAAGCAAACGAAGACGGCATTGCCGAATTTTCTTTTCCAGCAAAAAGAGTAGAATTGATTGGTGAAAGAAGTATTGTAGGTAGAGCTGTTGTCGTTCACAGTGATGAAGATGATCTAGGTAAAGGCGGAGACGCAGAAAGCCTTAAGACAGGTAACGCAGGCGACAGGTTAGCTTGTGGTGTTATTACCTTAACAAAAGGAGAAAATAATGATTAAATGGTTAAAATCAAGAATCGAAGAACGTACTTCATGGGACGGCGCGGCCTTAATCCTAATGGGAGTTGTAGTTCTTATCGCGGGTCCATTCGCGAAGTTGGCGGCTTATGCGGCCATTGCCTATGGAATATGGACAATCTGGAAAAAAGAGAACTAAAGTTCGTCTATAGTAACTTTGGAATCAACGGGTAAATTTAATTTATTTCGTTGCTCCACTCCTTTACGTTGAGCAAAACGTTTAGGATCACAGGAAGGGCAAACGTGGACATAATAATCGTCAAGGCGTTTAGGATCTACTTTGCCCTTTTCTCTTCTAAACTCGTTATGGCACTCGTCACACTGAAAAATGGCATAACTACGTAGACGCTTGTAAGGATGGTTTTTTCCAGATTTACTTTTTCTAACGTAAAAACGTATTTCTTTTTCTATTCTTATGAACATACTGTATTTATTTACGTTCGGATTATAAAAGATTACATAAATACTAAGGAGCAGATGATGTCAAACATTGTATTTTTAACAGATCAAGCTAAAACTCAAATGGTTTCAATGCTTGAAGAACATGCTAAACAGGCAGTAAGACTGTCCTTAAAAGGCGGAGGTTGTGCTGGCTTTAAATATGATTGGACATTAACTGACGAAGCAGAAAAGGACGATGAGGTTATAGAACTTCCAAAAGGTAAGTTTTTAATTGATCCAGCTAGTATTATGTACTTGATAGGATCAAAAGTAGATTACAAAAAAGAAGTTTTTGGATCATATTTTTCAATCGAAAATCCAGCTTCAACATCAAGTTGTGGTTGTGGAGAGAGCATAGGATTTTAATTAATGGCAAGACAAGATATTTACTTAGGGGTTGAGGGTAACGACGGTACTGGTGATAGTATCCGCGAAGCGTTTAAAAAAGCTAACGAGAATTTTACAGAACTGTATGCTGTATTCGGGCAAGGCGGTACTATAAGTTTTACAGCTTTAAGTGATTCTCCTTCAGCTATTACACCCAACGGAGTTTTAATTGGAAACACAACTGGTACAGAATTAATTGCGAAAACACTTACTGGTGGCACAGGAATATCTATAGATAATACCAGTTTAACAAATATTACAATTACAAACACTGGTGCTAATATTAATGCTGATACAAGTCCTATTTTAGGAGGACCTTTAAGTGGTAATGCTGTATATCCTATAGGAAAGATAAACACATCTGCCGCGGCTATAGCAGAATTTAATTCAACACACGCATCACAAATTACTATTGATGACATTGTTACAGACAAAAAATACCAAGATAAAAATTATGCACCACACACTATTACACAATCTAACAAATCTGTATATGCTAGAACAGAGCCAACTGATGATAATGAATACACACAAACAATTACAGAATATAGTTCAGGTAATGTTGTTATATCGGGTCACGGGTTTGATAACAGCTTCAATGGTACTCAGTGGAAATATTCTACTACAAATACAGCACCAAACGGTTTAACAAATAATACAAATTACTTTATTAGATTTGTAAGTGAAAATCAAATTAGTTTACATACAAGTAAAGCAGAAGCACAAAACGATAACGATTTAACTAGAGTAAAAGTTAATATAGGTTTAGGAACTACAACTGCTGTCACAGGCACAGATGTAATTAAAGACCAAAGCTATAATGAAAGTCTATACGGTAATTACAGAGTAGACGAAGTAATGCCAAGAAACGCTTCAGTAAGAAGACAAGGCGATGAATTAGCAGGGTCACTTTACCTAGCAGACCATCCAGGATATCTAGCAGGCACTACAGGACCAATAGAAGATAGACAAGCGGCAACTAAACTTTATGTTGATAACTCTTCTTATGCTTCTACAGAAGATCTATTTGTTACTAAACAAGGTGACGATACACAGGCAAACACTCCAGTAGGATTTGAAGGTAGGGGTTTAAGTTATGCCTATGGTAGTTTAAAAGCGGCGGCCTTAAAGGCACAAGAAATTATGGAGTCAGCTCCTATTGAACCTGGTGCCTATAGACAAACTATTACATACAACGCAGGTGATAATATATCACTTGTTACACTAGCTGAAACAAAAACAACAAATGCTTTGGCAAAAAGTGCTATTAAATATTTACAAGGCAGTAAAAAGTTTGTACAGAAATCTGTTGTTGATTATGTAAAAGATAATTTCCCACAACATAGTTTCTTTGACACTAATGTTATTAATAAAAATACAGAAAGTTTATTATTTAAAAATAAAAAGTTTATACAAGAAGAAGTAACAGCTTGGATCAACTATCAAATTAATACAGGCGCTACAGTAAGTTATAGTGACGGTACAGCTAACTTTACAGGATTTAAATATAGTTCGGCAAAGTGTAAAAGAGATGTAGGCTATATTGTTGATGCTTGGGAAAATGACTTAGCTAGAGGCGGCAACATTGAAACAAGAAGAATAGCATCAAGCTATCTAGCTGGTGCTGTAAATGCTGTCAATAAAAATACATCTAACGCAGGCAATACAGTTAATCAAATAGCACAAACAAATGCCGCACTTGAATTTGCTAGAGATCTTGTTAAAGATTATATTTTAACAGGAACAGCATATCCGACAAAACAAGGTTACTTCCAAGTTAACGCATCTAACTTAACAGCAAACGCATTTAGATTCTATATAGGTACATCATCATATGCTAATGTATATGTAAACGGCGGAGTTGTTACTAAATCAGACGGGACGGCACTTAATGTAAGTAATTTTACCTATGATTATACAACAGGATTTGCTGATGTAACTACTACTACAACACACGGATTGTCCGCAGGTAACACAGTCCAATTAACAGGTGTAAATGTTAATTGTACTTACGATGGTGCTACTACAGAAAAAATATATCCAGAGCTAAACAGCCAAGCAAATTGTTATAAATTTGTAGTTCAAAATGCTGACTTCTTAGGAAATAGTCCTACAACTAACGGTTTCCAAATATATGTAGGACCTAGTAAATATGCTCACACTTATATTAGTGGCGGTACAGCAAAAGGAAACCTAACAGAATTTTCACCAACAGGAGCAACATATAATCCAACAACTGGAGATATGGTAATTACTATTGGAAGTCACAGCTTAACAACATCAAACACAATAGAAATAGAACCAAACAGTTTTACATTTACCTGTGCGAAAGATAATAATGCTACTCTTCATTCTTATCCAAGAAAAGAATCTGTTACATCATCACCAAGCAGTGATCCAGCATATAATACAGCTTTAGCAATTACGGCAGTTGGCGGAACAACAATTACAGTCAACGTAGGGATATCTTCAGATACAAGTGCACACACTTTTGTAGGTGCTAGAAGAAATGCTGTAAAATATTACACAGCAAACACAAGTATTTCAGGATTTAATTACAGTAATACAAACGGGTATGCTACAGTAACAACGTCAAGTGCTCATGGACTAGTCGCAGGTAATAAAGTTGAATTAGCAGACATATATCTATCTTGTACTGCTCCTACAACAAGTAACACATATTACCCACAACCTATATATGGTGACTATGGAACAGGTAACAGTGACATTCCTACAAGAGCAACAGCATTAACAGAACTTATAGTTGATGTTATTGCCAACGGATTAGGTAAAGTTCCTGCTCCAGTACAACCGCAAAAATCTAATAACACCTGTGAAAGAGATTTAGGATTAATAATCGATGGAATGATTATTGATATAAGGAACGGAACCAACTCTAACTTCAATGCCTTACAAGCGGCTAAGAGATACTTTAGTACACCAAGTGGAGCTAAAGCTAGAATAAGTCAAAAAGCAGAAACACTTGCGGCATTGACAAAAGCAAAATCATATGTTAGAAGTGTAGTTTCAAATACGGATTTAAAAAGACAATCAAGATTGTTTTCAGTTGAAAGTGCCAACTTAACTACAACACAATTTCAAATTGCTGTAGGAACTTCGAATACAGTACACACTTATGTAAGAGGCGGAACAGTTACTTTTGGAAATACTGTCTTTACTATTAACAATTTTTCATATAATAATGTTACAGGAAAAGGATTAATTACTACAACTACAGCACATGGATTAACAACAGGTAATGTTGTACAGATTGATGATGTAGTATTTGAATGTAATACTGGTATAAAAGAATATCCTGGAGAGTTTTCAACAGATATTCCACAATACTTAGATAGTACATTAACAACAGTATCAGATACCATTAAAAATGCTTTAGACAACCAATTTGATATTATTATAGACATTTTAACAAATGGATTTACAGCAGTTGATACTTATACCGTAGTAGAAGGTAGTACATATAAAATACAATTTAGTAATGGTGGATCAAACTATTATACTGATCAAGGTATAAACAGCAACGTAGATATACTTCCAGGAAAAATTATTGTAGGTAAAACTACCGGAGCAAGAGGTAGAATTGTAAAATATACAAGTGGTGTAGATTTAGGTAATGTTGCCTACGACGAAGTAGAAGTAGTATTAGTTGAACCAAAAGAATTTAGAATCGGTGAGGAACTAGAGTATGGTAATGGAACAAAAGAGAAACAAATTTGTATCCATGTAGAATCAGGAATATACTACGAAGATTATCCAATCAAAGTTCCGGATAACGTTTCTATTAAAGGTACAGACTTTAGACGTTGTCAAATTAGGCCGGCTCCTAGAATTTCTCAATCACCTTGGGCTAAAACTTATTTTTATAGAGATAAACTTTTAGACAACTTACAAATTACAGACTTTACCGGAGCCGATATTGCTACGGCACAAGATATTACGCTTACAGGAATAAATGAAGCAGGTGGAATTATCACTGTTAGTCCAGCAGATAATATTGCTCCTATCGCTTGGGACGGTGCTTGGTTCTATACAGATAACGGCGCAGTTGGATTAATTTCAAATGCTGATGGCGGAAGTGATTTTAATGTTACTTTGACTGTAGACATTTTACCAAACTTAGGTACAATAAGTGCAGGTGCTTGGCACGTTAAGAAAACTGTAAATTACGGATATCACTATCTAACTGATCCAGGAGACGCAACCAGTGTAGCAAAACGTAACGATCAAATGGACGTATTCTTAATGAATGATGCTACAAGGTTAGCAAACATGTCATTCCAAGGACACGGTGGATTTGCTCAGGTACTTGACCCAGCAGGACAGGTTCTAATTAAATCTCCATATACACAGGTTTGTGGAAGTTTCTCAGGTAGTGCTAACAAACAAGCATTTAGAGGTGGTATGTTTATTGATGGTTTCTCAGGAAACTTAGAAACTGTTATCACAAGTAAAGATGACAATTATACACTTAATGTTCAATCAGCGGCTGGCACAGGTTTAAGAGTTAGAAGACCACAAACACCAGCACCGTTCTTTATAAACGGAGTAAGATACCAAGTTGATGCTATTTCAGAATATGATGGCGGAGCAGGTACTGCCAAACTGTTAATTAATAAACTATCAAATGGCGGAAGTGGTTATTCAGATGCTATACCAGGAGGCGGTACAAACATCTTTATTCAAACTGCTGGTAACAGAAGTATGTTGGCAAACGACTATACTCAGGTTAACGATTTAGGTTATGGATTATTTGTTAACAACGCAGGACTTTCAGAACAAGTTTCAACTTTTACATATTATAACCACATTGCTTTCTTTAGTAATAATGGTTCAGAAATTAGAGCCCTTAACTGTTCTAACGCAAATGGTAACTTTGGTTTAGTTGCGGCAGGATCAGATCCAAACGAAACTGTTGATGCTATCACATCTATTAGAACTATGCAACAACCAGCAAAAGTTTATAACGATGCTAGTAACACTTACGGCTTTGGTGCTATTTCACATGCGGCAGGTGTTAACACAATCCATTTATATGATTGTGATTATCATCCTTATCCGAACAGTTTAATTGATGTATATGAAAGAGATGGTAGTGGCAATATTACGGCACTAAACACTTACGAAGTTACAGCAGTATCAGTCTTATCAGTACCTACTTCAAACTCAGGAGGGTACAGTGGTGCTACAGGTCCTACGGGACGTAAAGGTGCTAACTTACCAATTTACAGATTAAATATTTCAGGAGATACTGGACTAGCAAGTGCTATAACAGGAAATCATAATCCTTCATTGGCATCAGATGCTTCATCATATGTGATAATGAGAATGAACAAGAATCACTTGTTCTCAGGTGTATCAGGTGTGACAAGTATACGACCTTCAACAGCATTAATATTTGATGAGAATCCAGGAAGAGTATACAGAACAATTAGTTTTAACAATCAAGATTCTGATAATAGTGCATTAGCGGCAGATAGATTCCAAATTGTTTTTGATTCAGGATTTAGTCATTTAAATCTTACAGTAAATCAAACAGAGGCAGTAAACAATACATACGCTGGTTCTGGAACAACAATGGGTGCGACAGTAGGTGACGTTGTCATTGCTATCGAAAAACTTACTGCTACTGGTATAGCTAGAATTAACAACAACGATATGATTATGGCTTGGGGTGGTAAATTACACCAAGTTACAAATTATACAGATAGAACAACATTTGCCACAGTACAACTAGGTGATGTTGCGGCATCAAACATTAACAGTGACAGTGGATTATTCAGTGGAGCAGGTATAGCTAAAAAAGTTTACAGCGCCGGTGGAACCACTGCTATAACATTAACATTATCATTAGCAGGAAACGAAGCCGCTAATATTACAGTTGGTATCTCAACACTTAGAGCAAACGGACACGACTTTGATAAAATAGGTACTGGTGGATTTAATACAACTAACTATCCAAGTATTATTTACGGTGAGCCTGTTAATGCGGCTACCCAAGCAAATGAGGTTGTTGAAAGAGGAAAAGGAAGAGTATTCTTTGCCTCAACTGACCAAGACGGATTCTTTAGAATTGGTAAGTTCTTTAGTGTAGACCAAGGAACAGGTACAGTTACATTCGCGGCAAGCATAGCAATCAGTAACTTAGACGGACTAGGATTTAAACAAGGTGTAAGAATTACAGAATTCAGTAATGACGACACTATGTCAGATGCTGATCCAGCGGCAGTTCCAACTGAATTTGCAACTGAATCGTTTACTACAAGAAGGTTACACTTTGACCGCGGCGGCATACTACAAACAGTAGGAACCATAGGTCCAGGTGTTGTTGCTAGAGATGGTACAACGCCATTGACAGGAAATTTAAGTGCTGGTAGCTTTAAAATATTTAACCATGCTGATCCAACTAACCAACAAGATGTAACAACTAAATCTTATGTAGATGCTAGAACACCTTTTGGTAGTGAAGCAATAGGAGTTAATATTGCTAACAGAGCAACAAACGATTTCTTAGTTTGGAATGGATCCAGTTATGATAACGCTAGTCCGGCAGGTGATATTGGTATAAGCGTTGTTGGTAACATTGCTACGTTTTCAATTACCGCAGATAGTATTGTTAACGCAGACGTTAACACTAATGCCGCAATAGCTCAAAGCAAGTTGGCAATGAATGCCGCAAGTACAAGGGCTAACGCAACAGGTATTACACAAGCCGACTTAGGATTAGCAAGTTTTGATTCAGGTGACTTTACTGTTACTAACGGATTTGTTACATTAAAAGAAGGTAGTGTTGATTACTCAGACTTACCTGATATGGCAACTAAAACAGTTTTAGCTAACATCACAGGTGGAACAGCAGATACGGTTGCAGTTACAATTGACGACTTAGTTGATAACTACAGTAAATTTACAACCACTGGTGTTGCTTCTAGAATTGTTAAGACTGGAACAGATGGTAGTATTGACACACAAAAATTAAAATTAGATAACTATGAAGTTTTAGATCAAACTAACTTAACAATGACACTTAAGACACCTGGTGGTGCTAAAGTGTTTGATACTGTTGGATCTGTACCAAGTAATACTACAACAACATATCCTGGTTCAATACAAATTGGTGGAACAGATACAACACCATCTTTCTTCCAAAAGAATAGTAGTTATGGAGATCCAAGTGATGCTACTCTTAATGAACCAAGACTAGCAAGTGATTGGGTGTATACTTCGTTTATTGAAGCACCTGGAGAAAAAGGAGCTTCGTCAACTGGTATTGCTGTTGGAGCTGGTACAGGATTTACAGCGGCAGGTGAGATAGCAATTATAGCAAACAATAACGTAGCGGCTATCAAGTTTACACAAACAGCGGCAAGTCCTTCAAGTAATAACGGTTATGCTTTAGGAACATCAGCTTTAAGATACTCAACTGTATATGCCACAGCATTAGATGGGTTGGCTACATCAGCAAAATATGCTGACTTGGCAGAGAATTATCTAGCAGATGCGGAATACGAAGTAGGAACTGTTTTGATCTTTGGTGGTGAACAGGAACTTACAACGACAGATATGAAAGGTGATACCAAAGTAGCAGGAGTTGTTTCGGAAAATCCAGCACACTTGATGAACAGTCAACTAGAAGGCGATCATGTAACACCGTTAGCATTACAAGGTAGAACTCCTTGTAAGGTAATTGGACAAGTTAAAAAAGGTGACATGATAGTTACAAGTGCTATAGCAGGGTATGGTATGGTAAACAACGTACCAGGTATAGGAACAATAATTGGTAAAGCAGTGGGCACAAAAGATGATGACGGACACGGCATTGTTGAAGTTGTGATAGGGAGAGTATAATGGCTATTCTAACTATAAACATAGGAACAAGTGCAAACAAAGGCGATGGTGATCCGTTAAGAGTAGCATTTGATAAAATTAACAAAAACTTTGCGGAACTTGATGTTAGTAATACTAAAAGAGACGTTGTTGGTTCAGTGTTCGCAGACGATTCTACATTATTAGTAGATGCTGTAAATGGAGTAATACCAGGGTACGTTAGTTTAACAACACTAAAATCAACAGTAGCGGCAAGCACCGACTTCGCAGATTTTAAAAACCGAATAGCGGCGCTGAGTTAGAGAGGATGATTAAACATGGCAAATAGATTTCCAATTATAGTTGATAGAGATGATCAAAACAAGCTAAAAGAATTACCGGCAGGTGATAATCTCGATCTTACAGGATCAGGTATAGTTGGTGCTGGAAGCATTGCGGCAACAGGACTAACAATAGGTGGTGTCAGTTATAATCCTTTCAGTGGTAGCTACACAGATCTAACAAATAAACCAACAGTAGCCGCGAACACAGGCGAATTACCAGAAGGTACTAATTTATACTTTACCAATGAGCGAGTAGACGATAGGGTTGCGGCAGTACTAAGAGAAGGTACTGGAATAGATATCGTGTATGACGATCTTGCTGGAACTATTACAATTACAAATACAGGAACAAGCAGTGGAGGTAGTGGAGGACTTGCTCCAGCGACAAACTTTGACGGATTAGCAAATAATCAAATTATTAAATATTCAACTACAGGCAATACCGATGGTGGAGCGGCATGGGTAAACGGAAGCATTAACTACAGTGAGATAATCGGAACACCTAGTCTTGCTACTGTGGCTACCACTGGTAGTTATACTAATCTTACAAATAAACCTACTTTGGTAGATGACATAAGTGATTTACTAGATGTAGATACTATTTCAAATCCTCCTTCTACAGGACAGGTACTTAAATGGGACGGTGCTAAATGGGCACCCGCAGATGATATTACAACAGGAGGCTCGGGACTCAACGCAGATACACTTGATGGATTCGATGGATCATACTATTTAAATTACGCAAACTTAACAAACAAACCAACTTTATTTGACAGTCAGTTTAGTTCGTTGACAGGAACTCCTACAACTTTATCAGGTTATGGAATTACAGATGCCATTAGTTCTAATCAAAGCTATACACAAAACGGATCTATTACTATTAATGATGACAATGGATTACAAATCGGCGGCAGTTCTATTAGTAAAGTTTCATTAGGTATAACAGGCGGTAATGTTGTTTTACAAAATTTAGTTAATGAACAAGACTTTGAAATAAAAGTCAAACCTATTGCTGGTGTAATCACAGCATTAAAAGTTGATACAGGTTCTGGTAGAGTAGGTATATACAAAACAACACCAACAAGAACACTAGACGTTGGAGGCGACGTTGGTGCTACAAACTTCTTTGGTGGCGGATCAAACTTAACAGATATTACTCTTACACAGGTTACTACAGCTGGATCAGAAACAACCAACAGCGTAAGTTTTGGAAATGTAAATCCATCGGCTGATAGCACATACAGTTTAGGATCTAACACTATTAGATGGGCAAACACTTATACGGATAACTTGTCCATTGACGGAGGTTCAACATTCGCAGATGGAGCATTAAGTATTAAAACAGGCACAGGTAGTGTAGCTAGAATTGATTTATATTGTGAAACAAACAATGTACACTACGTTAGAATAGAACCACCAGCACATGCTAACTATAGCGGAAACGTAACATTGACATTGCCTAACGCTTCAGGTACTATTGCTCGTACAGCAGATATCCCAACTGTTCCTTCTACTATAAGTTCGTTTACTAATGACTCAGGTTATCTTACAGGAATAACAGGCCAGGCTATTAATAATTTGGCTGATGTAAACATCTCAGCTTTGGCAAACGGCGAAATTTTAAAATGGAATAGTAGTACTAATTATTGGGAAAACGGCACAGGCGGCGGTCAGGTTGGAAACTTTACACTATCTAATAGTGTAATTGACACAGACGATAGTTCACAGATTGTAATGACTCCAAGTGTTAGAATGAGCAGTGACCTTACTGTTGATGGAAATTTAACAGCACAAAAATTTACAGCTGATACATTTGAAAGTTCTGGTGTAGGTACACCACAAATAGATAGTGCTAGTTCTATTGAACTTATAGCACAGGATCAAGTTAAGATTACAAGCAGTCCTTTACGTCTAGCAAGTTTTACAAGCACACAAAGAGATGCATTAACAGCCGGCAACGGAGATACTATTTACAATACAACAACTAACAAGTTCCAAGGATATGCAAACGGTGCTTGGGTTGATTTACATTAAGGAGCAGACATGAGTGAAAAAGAATATGTTGTTACCTTAAACAAAGGTGTTGACTATAGTGAATTTAATCAAGAAATGATTGCTTCGACTGGAGCAGGAGATATTCCGAATAGAACTGTAGACGTTGCTGACCCTAGAGCTTTATCAACAAGAAACACGCACTATGCTCTTACAGATGCTGAAGCAGTCGCTTTACGCAGTGATAGTAGAGTTACTGATGTACAGCTACGTCCTGAAGATAGAGATGATATTGAAATTGGATATGATGCTGTTCAAACAGCTAATTTTAATAAGTCATCTTCTGATTCGGGCGATTACAGAGACTGGGGTAAAATAAGACATAGCTTTGTAGAAAACAAATATGGAACATCAACTTCTTTAAGTTCTAATCCATTTGATAGACCTTATTCAATGGACGGCACTGGTGTTGATATTGTTATACAAGATAGCGGTCTCCAAGTAGACCATCCTGAATTTAATGATGCCAGCGGAGTATCAAGAGTACAGCTAATTGATTGGTATTCAGAATCAGGAATATCTGGTTCACAAAGTGTTAACCATTACAGAGACTATGATGGACATGGTACACATTGTGGAGGAACAGCAACTGGATTAAACTTTGGTTGGGCTAATAATTCAAAAGTATATAGTGTAAAAGTAAGTGGTTTAGAAGGTAGTGGAGATAGTGGCGGTATTAGTACAAGTTTATGCTTTGATGTAATCAAAGGTTGGCATCAAAATAAACCAGTAGATCCAAAGACAGGATATAAAAGACCTACTATAGTAAATGCTAGTTGGGGTTACAGCGGAAATATAGGACAAAGTTTTTCTAACATAGAAAGCTACGTCTATAGAGGAGTCACTTATAATTCAAGCACAGCTGGTTGGGATAGCACATCAACAGCATATCATAGAGACACATATGGATTTTATCCTTATTATAGATTTCCAGCTTACAGATATCCATTAAGGATTGCTTCTGTTGATGCTGATGTACAAGATTGTATAGATGCTGGCGTACATATTTGTATAGCCGCAGGTAATAATAGTTTCAAAGCAGATACTTCTGTAGGACCAGGAGTGGATTACAATAATGTAATTTTTTGGAGTGGTGGTTCAAACAACTTCTATCATAGAGGTAGTTCTCCTTTTGATGAAGGAGCCAATATGGTAGGTTGTACAGATAGCACTCCTGAAAACGCAACAACAGAAAGAAAGACCAGTTTCAGTACAACAGGACCAGGAGTAAGTATTTTTGCCGCTGGTGAAAATATAATGAGCTGTTTCAGTACAACAAATAGATATACTGATGGTGCGTACTTTGGGAATAGTAGTTTTAGAGTAGGAAACATAAGCGGAACATCAATGGCATCACCACAGGTATGCGGAGTGGGTGCTTTATATTTACAAGCTGATCCTAGCTTAACTCCAGCTCAATTAAAAAGTAAATTAGAAAATGATGCCTTGGCAGTCTTGAAAGACGAATCAAATAACGCTAACTACGGTGACACAACAGATATATGTGGTGCTGAAAACAGAATGTTATTTAATAGATACAATAGAGCTAATCCTTATACCAGTAACATATACGGTATGAGAAAAAAGAATAGGTAAATACAGTAGGAAACAGATATGGCAATACAAACAGTAAACATAGGAACAATAGCAAACGACGGCACAGGTGATGACCTACGTGAAGCGTTTGTAAAAGTTAACAACAACTTCACAGAACTAGATGCTAGAGATCCTGAAAAAACTACAGGTGCTAATCTTGGCTCAGCAGGTGAAGGAGTATTTGCTCAAGTCAATGCCGCAGAGATGCAATTTAAAAAATTAGTTGCTGGTACTGCCGTAAGTTTAGCAAGTGATAATAACACTATTACAATAAATTCTACAGCAACTGGATTACCTCAATTACAAGTGTTTGCTGACAATACTAATGCTACTTTTGATGCTAACAATACAGCATTAACAATAGCAGGTGGAAATTTAGTAACAACTAATTTAGTTGGAAGTACAATTACTATTACATCTGAAACTTCATTATTTACAGATACAACACCTAAACTAGCCGCAAACTTAGACGGACAACAAAAAGAGATTATTAATACAAGCGATATTAAAAGTAAGATATACGGAGTAGATATTAGAGATATAAAAGATGTTGCTCCTTACTTGACATTTGATCAAGGACTTGTTTTTCCAACATCTTTTTCTAGTTCACTAGATTACCTAGTAGACGCTTTAAGTATTGATTTTGATAACGGATCATCTACATTTACAGCTTCTGCTTTACCTACCGCAGATATGGGTACACTTCCTACAGCATAAATATAGTATAGGAGTACAAAATGTCTGAACTATGGACTGTAAACACAGGGCACAACCTCGGAACATACAATGAAAGCGTAACGCAAACTATCGCATTACCTGTGAATGCTGTGGACAGCATTACACTTATAACAGGATCTCTTCCAGGAGGTTTACGTTTAGCAAATAATAATAGTTTGATAGGTACTCCCTATGAAGTCAAATCTTTAAAAGAATTTCAATTTGTCTTAAGAGCTAGAAAAGGCAATACAATAGATGATAGAACATTTAAAATTACAATAGATGGAGCCGATGCTCCGTCCTGGGTAACAACACAAGGTTCATTGCCGTTAGGTCCTAATCAAAAATTTTATATATTGGACAGTAGTCCTGTAGACTTTCAATTACAAGTAATTGATCCTGATATTCCAGCAGGAGATAACTTAGAATATTTTATAGCAGACGGTGAGGGAGAATTACCACCTGGAATAGAACTAGGTAGAACTACTGGAAAACTTACAGGAATAGTTGAACCGTTGTTAGCTTTAGAAAAGAGAGCGGCATCGGGGTTTTACGATTCTAATACGTTCGGCGAATTTCCTTTTGATTTTGGTGTTCAGAGTTTTAATGGTTATAGTAGTTTTTATTATGATACAAACTTTTATGATTTTGCTATTCCAACACAAAGTCCAAGAAAATTAAATAGATTTTACGATTTTACTGTATCAGTAAGTGACGGCATAGTCATAGCAAAAAGAAGCTTTCAAATCTATTTGGTAGGTGACGATTTCCTCAGAACTGATAACACATTAATGCAGTTAGGAACAGGATTATTCTCAGCAGATAACACTTTTCTTAGAGCACCTGTTTGGTTAACTCCAAGTGATTTAGGTTACAGACGTGCTAACAATTATGTAACATTATTTTTAGATGTTTACGATCCAACAAGTAATCAAGGTATTATTAGTTTTACAGTTAAAAAAGCAAATCCAGATGGAACAGCAAGTGCGTTACCTCCAGGTTTAAGTATAGATTCAACAACAGGTGAAATAGGAGGATTAGTTCCTTATCAACCTGCTGTTACAAAAGAATATAAATTTACTATAGAAGCCTTAAGACAGTTAGGTTCCGCGGCAAGTACATCTTTCCAATCATTTTTTAATAACATCGGAGTTGGACAAACTTGGTCAGGAGAGCAAAATGTTCCTTTCTTTAATTTTGCTGAGCAAAACTTTATTGGACAAAATAATGAAACTGGTTGGATAGTTTTTAATAGTGTTCCTGTAACTACAGCAGATGCTAGTGATAATTCAAAATATACATTACAAGGAATAATTGATCAATCTGTATGGGTGGTTAAAAATGGTAGAGTAGTTGGTACAGCAACAGATAAAACTTTGACAAGAGTAGAGCAAGGTGATAGTGATTTAATTAGATCAAGTTTTAAAGGAAGTATTACTGATGTTGGTTTTAGAACATTTGATTCTAGTGGGCAAGTAACTGCCAATAAAGTTGTTACAATGTCCTTTTATGATTATGATGAAAGAATTACATCAGAAACTAATCAAGTTATAGCAAAAGATAAAACGTTTACTGTAAAACTTCTAGGAGAAGTTGAAAGTGTTATAACTTGGAATACATTAAGTGATCTAGGAAACCTAAGAGCAAATTTTATTTCAACGTTATCAGTTAATGCTACAAGCACAGTTCCTAATGCTGTATTAGTGTATTCACTAGACAGTGGAAAGTTGCCTCCAGGAATTACTTTAGCTATAGACGGACAGCTACAAGGTAAGATAAGACAGTTTGGAGAAACAGGTAAGCCTGGACTTACCACATTAGATAAGTCAACAGGTGTGTTTACTTTAGATGGTGGCACAACAACTTTAGATAGAAAATATACATTCACAGTAAAAGCTCAAGATCAATTTGGATTCAGTGCTACTACTAGAACGTTTACTTTGTCTACTACTGATCCAAACGATTTACTTTATAGTAATATTAGTATGGTGCCATTAATGAAAAATAAAGATAGGTTAAGTTTTAGAAACTTTATATCAGATCCTAATATCTTTCCGCCTCAAGCAGTATACAGACCAAATGATCCTGCGTTCGGATTACAAGATCAAATTAAGGCATTAGCCTATGCTGGAATTGAAACAAAAACAGTAGGAGAATTTGTTGGAGCAGTAGCAAAAAACCATTTAAGTAAAAAATACAAATTTGGTTCAGTCAAAAAAGCTATAGCAAAAGCAACAGGAACCAACACAACTGTATATGAAGTAATTTATGTAGAACTTGTTGATCCATCTGAACCTACTACAGGAGAAACTAACCAACAATTTATTACTACCACTAGTAAGAAAGTTACAGTTGACAGTATACAATTTGAAGTTAACGATGATAATACTGGTGTAGGTACTGGACAAGGATTCTTTGATATAGGGTTACGTGGAGGAGATGGAAAGTCTCCAGCGTCAACAGGAACAATTACTATCTTTACCAGAACAGCGCCGTTGTTATTCAATCCAGGTAATCAAATCACTGTAACAGATCAAAATGGAAGTGTTATAGTAGTGGCAAACATTGACGATAGTATAAACAGTGATCCTTTAAGATTAAGACCGGTAACGAACACAATCAAAATAGACAGTGATGCTGTTAAGATAAGCGATAGTGCTGATCAAAGAAAGTATATTAGTAATATAACAAATATGAGAAAACGCATAAGAGCATTAGGAAATAACTTGCGTGAATTTTATCCGTTATGGATGCGTACATCTCAAACTACAGGACAAGGTGAATTGGGTTTTGTGTTAGCAGTACCTTTAGTTTACTGTAAACCAGGACAAGCAGATGCTGTCTTATTGAATATTACAAATAGTACTTTTGATTTCAAAACTTTAAATATAGAGATTGATAGATATAATATCGATTCAACTAAAAATAACAGTAATGAACAATATATCAAATTCGCTGATTTCCAGTTCAACGTATAATAAATATTTTGTTGGAGTAACAAATGGCTGGTATTAGCAAATCTCAAAAACTAGAATTATCAAATATAGCAGTTGAACTAGATTCAGAGGAAGTTGGATTAATAAGGTATGTATTAGAAAGCTACTTTACTATGACATCTGTAGCTAGATTAGTCAATACGCTAAAATCTTGCAAATACGCTGTACAGAATAATATTCCAGGAGATTTTGTTGAATGCGGTGTTTGGCGTGGAGGTCATGGAATACTGGCTAAAAAAATATTTGAACGAATGGGATCAAACAAAAAAGTTTGGATGTTTGATACATTTGAAGGAATGGCAGAACCTACAGAGTTTGATGTAAACGCAAGAACAAAAGAGTTAGCAACAGTAAAATATAATGAAACAAAAACCAATACGCATGTTGATTGGTGTTACGCATCTTTAGAAGATGTGAAAAAATGTTGTGTATCATCAGGTATAGACACAACTAACATAAATTTTATTAAGGGTGATGTTTGCGAAACATTAAAAGACCCAGATAATAGACCAACACAGATATCAGTGCTTAGATTAGACACTGATTGGTATAAGTCAACTAAGACTGAATTACATTGGTTGTATCCTATTTTAAGTGCTAATGGTGTGTTAATCATTGATGATTACGGGCATTGGCAGGGATCGCGTAAAGCAGTAGACGAATATTTTGCCAAAACACAATACAAACCTTTGTTTAACGTGGTAGATTTTACAGGACGTTCAGCAATTAAGATAAATAATATGACAGGAGAATAGCATGGCTAGTAATATAAATGATACGGGTGTAAACAAGGATTACCCAGTAGCAGGTCAAGATAACGATTCACAAGGATTCAGAGATAACTTCAACGTTATCAAGGATAACTTTGTTGCCGCAAAAAGCGAAATTGAAACCCTACAAACTAATACAGCAAAGCTGAATGCTTCAAATAACTTCTTAGCAAATAATATTCAAAACGCAAACTTCATTAACAACAGTTATGGTTATTTTGCTGGTGGAACAGTCAACTCTAGTCAAAACGTAAACTATAGTAACGGAAACTATCAGGCATTTACTGTTGGTGCTGATATTACACTTACATTCGCAGAATGGCCAGCAACAACTAAAACTGGTGTAGTCAGAGTTTTTGTAAACAATGACGGTGTACAAAGAACAATTACTTTCGCTTCGAATGCCGGAGCAGGTACAATCAAAAGAAATAATAATTGGTCAGGAGCAGGAAATACATTTGTTATAGACACTCCTAACACAAGGACTTATGTATTCGAGTTTATTAGTTTCGATGCTGGTGCGACTGTATTCGCAGATTACATTGGTTACTATGAATAATGATTCATCCATTTAGTGAAGATACTGCTGACCTATCTGTAAACGAGTTACATGACAAAGTAGCAGAGTTATCCAAAAAATATTTTCAAACTCAAAATCCTCAGGTAAAAGAACAAATATCTACGTTTATTGAGTTTTACAAACAAGAAGCCCGAATAAAAGAAGAAAAACAACGCCAAGAAGAACAAAATGGCAATTTAGATCTTGACAATTTGATCAATGTATCGTAAAATATAATTAATGCTTATGAAGACAGATAATTTCGGAATACCCAAGTTCACGGGCGAAGATCTAGTAGATTTGATTTACGAAGGTAAAATCAATAAATGCCACACGGTGTTATGTGAACCTACTGAGGAAGTTGATAAGTTCAACACCTTGGCAGAAGAGTTTGGTATTCCTACACTAAAAAAATACAAAGAAGTAGATGTTTCAAAAGAGCAGTTTGATGAGATTTGTCAAAGCGAATGGTTTATGCCTGATTACTACAAACGCATAGACGTCGAAAAGTATCTTAAAGACAAATGTACAAATTCAAAAGAAATTGAAAGAGTTGAACAAGAACTAGTAGAGTATGAACAAAGGCAGATGTATAATTTGTTAAGGTACATGATCTATCTAGTAGACTTTATGAGAGAAAATCATATTGTTTGGGGTGTAGGCAGAGGATCTAGTGTAGCCAGTTACATACTATATTTAATTGGTATACATAAAGTAAATTCAATCCAATATGACCTGGATTACACCGAGTTCTTGAGATAAGTACATATATAATAGAAGGAGGTCAGTTATGGCAGTTAGACAAACAGGTAGAAAACAATACCGTACAATGCAAGGTAAAAACGTTGATATGGATCTTCTACGTCAAAGAAATGAACTTACACCAGCAGTTGGTAACGTAAGAGTTAACGCAAGAGGCGACGAGCTAGGCCCAGGTGGTAAGATTGTTAGAAAACGTGAAGAAGTCCTTAGAGACTATTACGAAGACAATGTACCTGCTACCGAGTTCGAAACACCAGTTCAGTCAGCAAAAGTAGAAGCGGACGAAGCTCCAGCAGTACAAGTAGAAGAACAAAAAAAATCTTCTAGTGTAAAAGCAAAGTCTGGAAAAACTAAAGCGGAAACCGCTGAAGAAGATTGGGTTGAAGACAAAGACGGCAATTTTGTTAAAAGAGGTGCGTAATGGCAACTAATCTACATACAATTCAGGGAGACCTTACCCCTGTAAAAAATAGAGTATTAGTAAGGGACATGTATTTCGGAGAGCAGAAAACAGCAGGTGGTTTGATTATTTCAAACGACGATGGTACTACCCGAGGTATATATCCTAGATGGGGTAAAGTTTATGCTAAAGGACCAACCAACATAGATGATTATGATGTTGGTGATTGGATACTAATACAGCATGGAAGATGGACTAGAGGAATTAACATTCATAACGGAGCAGAAGAAGTCGAGCTTAGAATGGTTGAAGCAGAAAGTGTTTTAGCAGTAAGTGAAGAAAGACCAAGTGATGCTATGATTGGTCAAGAATATTCCGATGGCCCAGTTGACATTCGACCTGAAGAATTTATGGGGTGACCAAATTGATAGATTTAGAAACAGTTAAAAGAAATACAGTAGATAAGAAACCCACTAGCATAGTAGACCTAAACAAATATAAACAGTTTGTAGAAAAAGTTACATCAGATGAATCCAATGATTGGTCATTTACCCAAGCCAGACTTCACGAGCTTAATGACGAAGTTAATATATCATTGTTGTTAACCGGAGCAATTGGTATTGCTTCAGAAGGAGGCGAGTATGCTGAGATTGTTAAGAAATGTATATTCCAAGGTAAGCCTTTGGATGATGACACGAAATTTCATATTAAGCGAGAACTTGGTGATATTATTTGGTATTGGATTAATTCATGCCGGGCGTTGGATCTAGACCCAAATGAAGTAATATCAGAGAATGTGAATAAATTAAGTTCTAGGTATCCAGATGGAGAGTTTGATGTCCATTATTCAGAGAATAGAAAAGAAGGCGATTTGTAATACCAAAAAGTCTTGACATTCCGTGTTGTTTATGTTATTATATACAAAATAGGAGTGTAAAATGAAGTTTCCAAAACCACAATCAAGCGGTATCGGTACAACAGGAGTTGTAGGCGTTGCCCTTATGACATTACATTTACTAGATATTATACAAGGCTGGGGATGGCCAATACTGTATGTATTACTTATTTTAATAGCAATGGGTCAAGAAAATAGGAAAGGCTAATGGCAAAAAGAAACAAACTTGAAAGAAAGCTAGACGAATACAATCATACAATGGAACTTATTAGAACCATTGTACCAATTGCTGTCTTAGTTTTACAAGTTATTATTTTAGTGAAGTTAATGTAAATGGGTAAAAGTGTTTATGATATAATAAAAAGACGTAAACATGTGGTTCATTACGACATGAATCAAATTCCATCAAAAGTAGAGATAGAGAAATGTTTAAGAGCGGCATGGTCAATGACTCCTTCAAAACAAAACTGCCATCCTTATAGTATTAATATATTAGGTCCAGAACACAAAGAACAAAAAATTAAACTATGGAATTTAGTAAAAGGTAATCATTATACAATGGAAGAAAAAGGTGTACAAGTAGGAATGATAGACTCAGTAAGCGGTAGACCTAATCCTTACTATTATCATATAAAGATAAATCCTTACACACTTATCATTACACCAAGACTAATTTTAAAACAAAATGAACATTATACAAGGCAGATTAAAGGGGGACATTACATGGAGCAAATGGACCCTGTTAGAATGGAGAGCAGAAAAGATATAGATTCAATTTCAGTTGAAGTAGGATTTTTCTGTGCGAATCTATGTGCTTTATTGATGGAAAGAGGATTAGATATAAGTTATACAAATTGCTTTCCAAGACGTTTAGAATATTGGAAAGAGTTTCCTTTTTTAAAGTATGCTCCTGTTCTACTAGTTAGTATAGGAAAGGCTGAACATTATAGAGGACTTGTTGAAGGAGATACGAAAGCACCCTTTAAAGATATAATAGAATGGAGATAGTATGGCAACACATGGAATGATAGATTTAGAAACACTAGGAGTTAATCCTGATAGTGTTATTATCACACTAGGTGCGATAAAGTTCAACCCTTTCAATAATACAGAGCCACATAACCCTTTGTACTTAAGATGCGACATAGAAGAACAAAGTGAAAATCTAAATAGAAAAATAGATGAAAATACTATGAAATGGTGGGGTAAACAATCGCAAGAAATACAAGACGAAGCGTTTGGTGATCATGATCGAGTTGACAGTGAAGAACTTACTAAACAACTAAACAAATGGTGTGTTGGACTAGATTATATTTGGTGCCAAGGTCCTGCGTTTGATTTTGTTATGTTACAAGATTTATACAAGGATTTAGGAAAACCTGTGCCCTGGAACTTCTGGCAAATAAGAGATAGTAGAACATTATTTAAGATGCTTCCACAAGATCCTAGAAAAAAGATTCAACAGTCGGCACATAACGCATTAGCAGATTGTTACTATCAAGCAAAATGTGTTCAAGAAACATACGAACATTTTGGAGTTAAAAGTGAAAGCTAGAAAATTAATTGATGGAAGTATAGTAGAAGAACTAGATAAACCTACAAAATTGGTTATAGAAACAAAATGTCCAGGTAAATGGAAAATAGTCGACATGGAAACAGGTCAAGCATATATTGGAACGGACAAAGATAAAAAGTTTCAGTATTGGCAATCTATAGACAATGATAGATTGACAAATATAGAAAAAGAAATTAAACTACTTAATGAGAAGTTAGGTAAACATATTGAATTTATTGATCAAACTTATGAAGGACTTAAAAATCCAATTAACGCGGCAAGGAGGTGGTTAGGACGATGAAGGAACTTTGGGTAGAAAAATATAGACCAAAAGATGTCAAAGGCTATGTGTTCCGAGATGAACATCAACGTAAACAAGTTGAACAATGGATCAAAGACGGAACTATTCCGCACTTGCTATTTTCAGGAAATGCTGGTATTGGTAAAACTACCCTTGCTAAGATATTACTCAATCAACTAGAAGTAAATGATTTAGATGTATTAGAAATTAATGCTAGTAGGACTAATAGTGTAGAAGACGTTAGAGATAAGGTTGTAAACTTTGTACAAATGATTCCTTTTGGAGAATTTAAAGTTGTACTATTAGATGAAGCAGATTATCTAAGTCCAAACGCACAAGCGGCATTGCGTGGTGTAATGGAAGAATATCATACGACAAGTAGGTTCATACTTACTTGTAACTATCCAAATAGGATTATTCCGGCACTCCATAGTAGATGCCAAGGCTTTCATATTGAAAGAATTGATCAAACTGAGTTTACTGCCCGTGTAGCAGAAATACTTATTGCTGAAGAAATTACTCCAGATATTGATACATTAGATACATACGTAAAGGCAACATATCCTGACTTACGTAAGTGTATAAATATGGTACAAATGAATAGTGTCAGTGGTGAATTAGTTCCACCAGAAAAAAGCGACACTGGAGAAAGCGATTGGAAACTTGAAATGACTGAACTGTTTAAAGCAGGTCAGATTTCAAAAGCAAGAAAATTAGTTTGTAGTCAGGCCCGCCCTGAGGAGATCGAAGACGTGTACAAGTGGTTATATGACAACATTGATTTGTTTGGTGATGAAGCAAAGCAGGAAAGTGCTATTCTAATCATTAAACAAGGACTTGTTGATCATACACTTGTATCTGATCCAGAGATAAATCTAGCGGCAACTATGATTAGACTAGCAAGGATGAAATGACATACCTAGTTACTGAGGATTGTATTAAATGTAAACATATGGATTGCGTAGAAGTATGTCCTGTGGACTGTTTTTACGAGGGTGAAAACATGCTAGTAATACATCCAGACGAATGTATTGATTGCGGAGTATGTGAACCAGAATGTCCTGTTGATGCTATTGTTCCAGATGCGAATTTAGAAGGTACTGAATTAGATTATTGGATGAAAATTAATACAGACATGTCTAACAAGTGGCCAAACATCACAGAAGTAAGGTCCGATGATGTACCTGCTGATGCTAAAGAATGGGCAGGCAAACCTAATAAGAGAGAACTTTTATCCTTTGAGCCTGGTAAAGGTGATTAATGAAACTTAGATGTAAACACATTCTTTTAAGTCACAAAGACGCAGAAAATACTTCACATCAACGACCCTTAGGTACAGCCGTAACAGATGCTGAAAACATAATTAAAGATTTGAAAACAGGTAAAATTAAATTTGAAGATGCGGCCGCAGAACATAGTGCCTGTGCTAGTGGACCTAGACATGGCGGAGATCTTGGCTGGTTTGAAGAACATAAAATGCACCCTGACTTTACAAATGCTGTAAAAGTCATAGGAATAGATACTATAGGTCCACCTGTAATATCACCTTGGGGTGTTCATATTGTATTGAGGACAGGATGAATATAAAAAGATATGATTGGAATCATCTAATCACTCAACGAGATAGAGATGCGGTTTGTGACGATGTAGTACAAGCTGTAAAAGATGGAAAATTTTGGACCAATAGTCCCAAGTTTCAAACAAACTTCAATGTGTTTGGATTACCAAGTCCGCATTGGATGAAACTTAAAATGAGCTTTATAATGAGTTGTTTTATGTTTCTAGAAAAAGAAGTACAAATTAAAAACATTCAAGCATGGAGTTTTATGACTAAGCTACCAGGAGAAGATAGAGAAAAGCTATGGCATCATCACTGGCATGATATCAGCACCAATAGTATAAGTGGTGTGTATTATGTACACTTACCTGAAGCAGATGATGACTGTGGAACTGAGTTCGCTCCTAATGGTCCTAAAGAAAAAGAAAGATATATGGAGCCACCTTTCCTAGGTGGTTGGATAATTTACGAAAGTAAAGAATGGCATAGACCTGGATTGTTAAAATCTAATAATAATAGGTTTATCGTTGCCGCTGATATGATGTACTAGGAGTTTAAAATGGAAGTAAAATTAATAAGCTATTCACAGCCTGTGGAAAATTTAACAGCTCGGCATCTTATAGATGCTCAGGACTTAATTGCCTTTTGTGCTAGGGTAAGTAATCCTTCTAACCAAATGAACACAGAGACTAGTGAAAAGCTAATAAAATATCTAGTAAAACATAAACATTGGTCACCATTAGAAATGGTAAGTGCTTGTTTAGAAATTAAAACAACACGTGATATAGCACACCAAATTGTAAGACATCGAAGTTTTAGTTTTCAAGAATTTAGTCAGCGATACGCCGATCCTGAAGCACAAGGAGATATGTTTGAGTATAGCGAAGCTAGACTACAAGATACAAAGAACAGACAAAACTCTATTGAAGTAGAAGACAAAAAACTTCAACAGGAATGGGATTGGGCACAAAGACGTATTGCTGTATTAGCCAAAAAGGAATACGACTGGGCTATCAAAAAGGGTATAGCTAAAGAACAAGCCAGAAAAGTTCTTCCTGAAGGAATTACCAAAACAACACTTTACATGAATGGAACCCTAAGAAGTTGGGCCCATTACATTGAATTACGTGGCGCTAACGGTACCCAAAAAGAACATATGGATATTGCTCACGCTTGTGCCAGCGTCATCAGTAACATCTTTCCTTTGGTTGACGAACTAAACTAGTTCATCACCATACACTTCTAACACTTCTTTTACTGCTTCGTGTCGTTCGATATCCTTGTGTGAAAAGGTCACATATGATAGTCTACTAGCAGACGGATGTCTACTAAGGTTTCCTATAAAATCTAGCAGTCCGTTATCTTTCATACGGTCAGCTTGATTAAGGTCACCTGTTACTGCCATCTTTGATCCTTCTCCTAAACGAGTGAGTAACATTTTCATTTGACTTACTGTTGAATTCTGCATTTCATCCGCAATGATATAGGCATTTTTAAAAGTTCTACCACGCATATATGCTAATGGAGAAATTTCTATAATTCCTTCGTTTATCATTCCTTCTATTTCTCGAGCGTTAAAATACTCTCTCAAAACATCAAATACAGGTCGTGTCCATGGAGCCATCTTTTGCTCCAAAGTTCCTGGTAAAAATCCAAGATCTTCATCTACAGAAACTGCGGGTCTAGTTACAATAATCTTGTCAACTTTACCTTCTTTAAAAAGTTTTACAGCAGTCAAAACCGCAATGATCGTTTTTCCTGTTCCAGCTGGACCAATTCCAAAGACTACGTCTTTACTCGAGTCAGTAAGGGTAAGCAGGTATGTTTCCTGGGATCTATTTCGCGGGTATATTTTAACGACTTTTTTCTTTTCTGGAAGATAATTATTTAATTGAACAACATTACTGTGAAAGTTTTTGCTCTTGCGAGCTCGCTTTGCACTCATGAAGTGTCCTCCTTTATATGACTTCAGTAGGTGTCTTTCCTACACAAATATTTAGTAGGTCAATCCAACAAGTTAAACACAAAGACAATTATGGATAAATAATAGTAACATACAGGAAACACCAATGAAAGACGTTTTAGAGGTAATAAAGAACATACAAAGCATATACGAAAGCGATATGTCTTTTCAGGTTTTAAAGGACTTTGAAAGAGTGCTTGACGACCTTGATTTGTATGTCTACGACAACTGGATGGACGGAGAGCTAGTAAGCGGCCCTAAAATAGGTAGGCATTGGGTAACTTGTGCGTTTATGTGGGATTTAGATAAAATGCCTGATCCTATGGGTGGCAAAAGATTACTAGATTACGACTGTAAGGTTACCTATAAACGAGATGGTATTATTAAGCCACGAAAAATAAGAAAGCCCGACGACATTAGACCAGGTACTAAGAAGGGTAAATTAGATATAACACCTATCTGGGTAGTAGAAATTATGATGCCTAAGAAACTAATAGCTGATATCTATACTGGTTATAGAGCACAGGAAGATATAGGTACAGATCCTACTATTACTCCAACCATTGCTCCAGAAATAGAACCAGCTGAAACAGGTGTTGAAGCTACACAGGGTACGGAGGAAGTTGTTTAATGGGATTAATTAAAAACGATTTACAATTACTAGTCGACAATGTACTAGAGATAGATTCTTATAAATCAAAAATGGGTACAGATAGAGATATTGTTACCCTTGCTTTTTCTGTGAACGGAAAAGACCCAGCAACAGATTTAGAAAACTTTATTGAAAAAGGATATCCTTTTGTATTAGACGCTGATGTTACTTCAGGTGAACAAAGCGACGGAACTTATAAAGTGTTTGTCGAAATAGAAAGAAACAAAGATGTAGGTTCACAAATAATGGAAATTGCTGACGGTGTAACAAAACTTGCTGATGTCGATAAGTTAAGATTTAGATATTACAAAAATTTTAAAAGCAAAGAATTAAACAACGAAAACATCACTGAAGAGATACCATTGGATGGAGATTCATATGATGTTAAAACAAAAGAGTCTCATTTAGAAAATTACAAGAACTTTTTTACAAACAGTTATGCTGAAAGTATAAAATTAGTAGGTGATACATTAACCGTTAAAAACACTTATCAGCAACCTGTACATTTTGAAGTTATAGATTTTGGCAAAGGAATGCCAATTAAAGAAACAATTAATATGGATCACATGTCTGAAGTAATTTGGTTAACAAAATACTTAGGCGACTACAATATAAACAAATTCGGTAAAGATCTTGTTTTAGAAAACCAAGGATATGTGTTAAAGTTACGAAGGATCTTTTAGTGACTAATTGCCAAAACTGCGGCCACGAATCACATTGTGGTACACCCTTGTACAAGGACATGATAGACGGCGATAATCGACAAGTAAATATAGAAGTATGCAAACAATGTAGATGTGAAGTTTGCCAAAAAAAGGATTAGACTAATGGCTAAAGAACATTTTAAATTTGATTTTGACGAGTGGATGGCTGAAGAGCTTATTCACAGAGATGACTGGAAAGACTGGTATGAGGCAATGTGTGAAATACTTCCTTTGTGGGGAGTAGATACTATTGAAAGAGTTTCAATGTTTATAGCACAATGTGGACACGAATCAGGCGGCTTTAGGGTTTTATCAGAAAACCTTAATTATAGTGCTAGTGCTTTGAATAAAATCTTTCCTAAATATTTTGTAAGGGCAGGAAGAAATGCACAAGATTATCATAGACAACCTGAGAATATTGCTAATGTTATCTACGCAAGTAGGATGGATAATGGAGATACTGATTCAGGAGACGGTTGGCGTTTCAGAGGAGGTGGCATACTTCAGCTCACGGGAAGATACAACTACACGCAATTCGGAAAGGCAGTAGAAATGTCACCCGAAGAGGCAGTTGACTATGTACGCACAAAAAAAGGTGCGTTAGATTCAGCTTGTTGGTTTTGGGACACAAATGATATCAACAAATACTGTGATGACCAAGATATCAAAGGCGCAACTAAACGTATTAACGGTGGATACATTGGCTTAGAAGATCGTAAAAAACATTACCTACATGCTCTTGATGTATTAGGTGGAGATTTTGAAGAGCCAGAAGTAGACTATAATCAAACTATTAGAGTAGGATCACGAGGTCCGTTAGTAGCAGAAGTACAACAAAAATTAGACATTGATCCTGCGGACGGTATCTTTGGCCCAGGAACAGCTAAAATTGTTAAACACTGGCAAAGCTCTAACGGATTGGTAGCTGATGGTATAGTAGGACCGAAAACCATCGGAAAGTTGTTAGGCTAAATAAAATTATGTTTAGTGGATTAAAGATTGCTGTAGTACTGATAATTCTAAGTGTTGCTGGAGGTGGGTTTTTCTATGTAAAACAGTTACAGTCCAACTTAGAAATAGCAAGATTAAACAATGCTAAACTTTCATCAGCAGTTGAAACTAGTGAAGCAAGTATAGCATTACTAAAAGAAGATAATGTAAGACTAAACAACTTATCAGACCAATTACAAAACGATTTACAAAAAGCAGAAAAGTATGGTGATAATTTACGTAATAGATTACGTGAACTTGATCTAGTACAAGATGCTATAAGAGATAGTAAAGACTTAGAAGGAAGGATGAATGGTGCCACAGCTAAATTATGGCGCGAGCTTGAAGCCGCTACTGGCGGTGATGGTAGTACTCCTCTTCCTAACTGGGTGCTCGACGTTCCGGGAACCGGAAATAAAAGTAGTGACTCAGATAGAGAAGACAACAGTACCGATAGTAGCTCGACCAAAACCGATTGATCTAGTAGATACTAGAGTTTATGTTGTCACAAAGGACAACTATGAATCCTTTGTGAAAGAATTTACTGCCGAACATGGTGAGTTAGCTTATGTAGTCTTATCTATGAAAGACTATGAAAATCTAGCTATAAATGTAGCAGACCTAAGACGCTATATTGAACAGCAGACGGAAATAATTGTATATTATGAGAACGCTGTTAAGCCTAATCCTACTGACGACACTTCTAAGTAGTTGTAGTAAAAAGATCAACTGCGAAGCCAAACCCGATCCCAAAATACAAATAGAAAATAATGTTGCTACTGTAGACCCTGGAGCAACTGTTTCTTGTTCATTTTAATTTATAAATATTTGTATGAGCTGTTTAGATATTTTACAGGTACACGAACCTAAGAGATTTCCTAAAAACAAACACAATAGTTATGGCTATAGATGTAATGAATTTGAAAGCTATGATTGGAGTGATAGTATCTTATTTCTAGGATGTAGCCATGTTTATGGTATGTCAAATTTAAATGAAAATACTATTCCTTATTTGTATTCAACCATTTCAGGAAATACTGCTATTAATATGGGTATTTGTGGTGGTAACCCTGAAACTATTTTCCATAATACTTTCGCTTTAATTGAAAAAGAATTTATTCCGAAACAGGTAGCTATATTATGGCCAGAAATTAGTAGACAACTATATTACAAAGGTGATAAACTAGGAAGCAGAAAAAGACCATTATTGTTAGGTAATTGGAGTGAAAAGGCAGAAAAGGCGTTATGGCAACAACACATATTGTATACCGAAAATTATATGACAAAAGCATACCTAATACAGAAGGCTGTAAACAACGCTTGGCAATTAGAAAACACAAAAGTTACTAACTTTACGTTTAGAAAAAAGAAACTTACACAAGAAGGAAAAATATTATTTCCTTTTACCGTTCTACCAGCACAGGTTGATGAAGCACAAGATGGTGTTCACCATGGCCCTAAAAGTAACATAAACTACGCAAAATTTATACATAAATACTTGTGATGGAACAGATTTACGAAATGATAGCAAGAATGGCGACAGACCGTTTATGGATATACACAGCATTGGCAGGGTCTTTATTTGGTGCGGCATTTTTGTTTTGGTTTAAAGATACAAGAATGGCTATATGGGCAGTTTCTAAATTTGATAGTACATTAGAGCACCTAGCAAATCGCTGGGGTTGGACATGGTTACAGAATGATCCAAATGCTTGGCGTGTAAAATATCCTAAAATCACAAGTAAGATAGATGATTTAGAAGCACGTATTAAAAAATTAGAAAAGAAGAAATAAAATGTTTGACCAATTAGGAATGGAACTAACAGACTTATTAGCACCTTGGATTGCTATTTTGATATCCTTGTCAGCAGTATTTTGGTTTAAGGATTTTGCTGTAAATTTGATGAGCGGATTGAAGTTTAAATTTAATCCTGCTTTTAACGAAGGCGATAGTATTATTCTTGACGATTGTGATGCTATAATTGTTAAAATTGGCTTAAGAGAATCTGTGTTTGGTGTGTATAGTGATAAAGGTTATGTTTGGCAATATATCTCAAACGATAGAATTAAATTACATAAGTTAGAAAAAATTATCAATAAAAATCTTCATTTAGATAGTCCCGCAGAAAAGGGACGTCGCATACAATCTATGATTGATAAGGCACAAGATGAGGACATTGATCACAACAAAAACGATATAGCAAAAAATAAAAGAGAAATCGAAGATATCAAAAGAGGGAGAAAATAATGCCAAGAAAGAAGCCTGAAGAGCTAGAAGTAAAAAAGCCAGAAGCAGATGCTGAAGTAGTAGTTCCTGCCTCAAAAGAAGGTGTAAGTAAAAAAGTAAAATTAGATCTTGAAGTAGACACTACTGTAAAAGATTTAGGACCAAATCCGTATGTAAAAATTATTCATATGGCAAGAGCTGTAGATGCTTGGAGAATATTTCCAAGAGTTTTTATTACCACATACATATATCTATTATATAAGGTTGTTTTGTGGTACATGGCTTTACCAAGTCCAACTATGGAACAATCAGGACTAGTTTCTATTGTAGTAGGTGCTGGTGCGGCTTGGTTTGGCTTATATACTGGTTCTAGAAGTAAAAAATAAACTTGACAAATATAAGAGAAAGTATTATAATTAAGCTATGAGATTTAGAGATATAAAAATTATAGAATCTAATAAAGGATCTAATGTAGTTAGGTATAACACAGAACTAGCTATGCTTACTGCCTTTAGTGGCGGAACAACACCAAACGACATACCAGACGATGCTCTTGTAAATCCCAAAGAAACTAGATCAGAAATAAAAAAAGTAGCAAAGTATTTTGATCAGAAAAAATTTGATCAATGGATGTCTATCAGTAATACTTACAAAGATAAAATACTTTCTCATAGCGGGTCATTACCTCAAAAATATGATTGGGTTGGTGGAAGTAATATAGGACCTGTAGCTGATTTAGTATTTAAAGATCATCCAGCTAGTGGAATAAGCATAAAAGACGCCTCTGGAATCACCCTAGCAAACTTAACTCCTAAAGCATTAGGACTAGAACCGTTAAAGGGCAAAGACGTATTTCAAACCTACGCAGATAAAGAATTTAAAAAATTTAAAATAAGAGTCTTTAACCTTATGATGGATGAAGCAGAAAATGCTCCTGGAACAATAATACACCCAAGACCAAGTGGAAAAGAAAGAAGCTTGATGTTCGACGAAGAAAGTAAAAAGTTTGTAATTAAATATGACAAAGGTGTGCTAAATCTTGACCGAAGTGAAGTAATAAGAACTTCACCAAAAAATGCTCTGTGGCAAAGGGTATTTGGTGACTGGTATCAATCAAATTTTCAAAAATACAAAGATATTATGCGACCGCTTGTAAAAACAATTTCGAGAAGCTTTAAAGAAATAATGGGCAATGCTCTTGCTGATAGTGACAAACTAAAAAAACTTTTACAGTTTGAAAACAAACCTTACTATTATGCTACTCCAAAAAAGATGTACTATGTACCGTCAGCGGATGCCGCTGGTGACTTAGAACTTAAAGCAATTGACTATGACGATCCTGATGGAACAAGTCAATTATTTAAAGCGAAGATTGGAAACGTTAACAGTGATGACGGAGCAGTCATAGATATCTATATACGTTTCGCAAATGGATTATTTGCTACAAATTCAACAGCCCGAGTACAAAGTATTAAGAACCCTGAACTGATAGCTTGGGACCTCATTTAAAATAAGTAACTGCATGGACTATTACGATCTTCTAGGCGTACGGAAACAAGCCACCGATAAAGACTTAAAAGATGCTTTCAAAAATAAAGCAAGAGAACACCATCCTGACAAAGGTGGTGATCCAGAAAAGTTCAAACAAATTAACGAGGCTTACCAAAATCTATCTGATCCGCAAAAGCGGCAAATGTATGATCAATTCGGTACTGTTGATCCACAACAGCAAATGCCTAGAGGTGGACAAACTTTCCATTTTACAGGAGATGGATTTGGCGGTGGTATTAATATTAATGATATAATGAATCAATTTGGTATGGGTGGCTTTGGACAAAGACAAATGGCAAATCAGGATATCACGATCGGCTGTCGCATTACCTTAAATGAAGTATATACTGGTAAGAATGTTATTGCTAATTATAGACTTAATAATGGACAAGAACAAACTGTAGACATAAAAATTCCACCTGGAATATCTCCTGGAGACAAGATTAAATATTCAGGTATGGGCCAAAAAGACATAAATGGTATTCCGCCGGGAGACCTCTATGTTCAGATACAGGTCTTAGGAGACAGAGATTGGTCTATTAACGGATTAGATTTACTAGTCCAAAAGAAAGTGAGTGTTTTAGATTTAATGACTGGAACTACTTTTAATTTAGATACTCCAGAAGGCACAAGTATAAGGCTAACTATTCCAAAAGGCACACAACCCAACACCGTGTTCAATGTTACAGGCAAAGGATTACCTAATAGAAAAATAGGTACACAAGGAAATATCCATGTCAAGATTATAGGCACAGTTCCTAAAAATTTAGACGAAGAAGATGTAACGGCAATTGAGCAGATACGAAGGAAAAATTAGTTGACAAAATTGTACAAAAAATGTATAATAAATAAAAAATTAGGAGTGAAAACGAATGGTTGAACCATCTGAAGAATTACAGGTAGTTTTTGAAAAAGCAAATAACGATGCTAAAAAGTTAAAGCATGAATATGTAACTTTAGAGCATTTGTTCTTTGCCATGTGTTGTAGTGACAACTTCATGAAAATATTAGAAGGATATGGAGTAGAAATCGCAAAACTTAAAGACGAGCTACATGAATATCTTCAAAATAAGTTAGACGATATTAAGCTAGATATAGACAAGCCTTATAAGCCAAAGAAAACACAAACTGTTGAAAGAGTAATGAATAGAGCTTTCACACAAGTATTGTTTAGTGGTAGACAACATATAGACATTACAGATGTATTTTTATCAATGCTTAACGAGAAAAAGTCTTTTAGCACATATATTGCTACTGCTAATGGTGTTAACAAAGATAAGTTTAACGAATATATTAACGCAGAATATGTAAGTACCATTGAAGACGAAGAACTAGCCGGTGTTGCTCAAAGAGCGTTACGAGCATTTACAACCAATCTTAATACTAAAGTTAGTCAAGGAAAAATTGATCCTGTAATAGGTAGACAAGAAGAGCTAGAAACTATTTGTTTAAGCCTGGGTAGACGTTTAAAAAATAATGTACTACTTGTAGGTGATCCTGGAGTAGGTAAGACTGCTATCGCAGAAGGATTGGCATATAGAATCGTAAACAAAGTTGTACCTAAGTTCTTAGAAGAATATAGTGTTTATAACTTAGACATAGGTTCGATGTTAGCCGGTTCTAAATATAGAGGAGACTTTGAAGAACGTTTCAAATTAGTCATGTCAGCTATTAAGAAACAAGGTAAAACAATAGTATTCATCGACGAAGCACATATGATGAACGGTGCTGGTGCTGGTGGTGGCAATAGTTCAAATGATTTGGCTAATATGTTAAAGCCTGCTTTAGGTAAAGGTGATATCAAAGTTGTTGCGTCAACTACTTGGGACGAATATAGAAAATACTTTGAAAAGGATCGTGCTTTAATGCGTAGATTCCAACGTGTCAGTGTAGACGAACCTGATAAGAAAACATCTGAAGATATATTAAAAGGCATTAAAAAATACTATGAAGAGTTTCATAATGTTGTTATAACTGATGAAGCAATTGATGAAGCTATTAAATTAAGTGTAAAATATATGACTGATAAGAAACTACCAGATAAAGCAATAGATCTTATAGACCTAGCTTGTTCTAGATTTAATTTAAAAGAAGAAATTCCAGAAGAGAAAATTGTATCTCCAGAAGAAATTAAATTTGAATTAGCTAAGGTAGTTAACTTGCCTCCTGAACAAATTCAACAAAAAGAGACAAACAACCTAAATCAACTTAACAAAAATCTTAAATTAAACGTGTATGGTCAAGACAATGCTATAGATGAAATTGTAGATAAAATTTTAGTAGCACAAGCGGGGCTTAAATCTGAAGACAAGCCTATTGGCTCTTTTGTATTCATGGGTCCTACAGGCGTAGGTAAAACTGAATTAGCAAAACAGTTAGCTAAACATTTAAGTATAAATTTAGCAAGATTTGATATGAGTGAATATCAGGAAAAACATTCTGTATCTAAACTAATTGGTTCACCTCCAGGATATGTTGGGCATGACGAACACTCAGGACAGTTAATTAACAAGCTACAAGAACATCCGAATTGTGTGTTACTACTAGATGAAATCGAAAAAGCACATCCTGATGTTTCACAGATTCTTTTACAACTTATGGATAACGGTAAAGTAACAGGAAGTGACGGTAAAGAAGCAGATGCTAGAAACTGTATTTTAATTCTTACAACAAATCTTGGTGCTGAACAGGCAGAAAAAAATACTATTGGATTTAGTCAAGACATGGACTTGGATTATGGTGATGATGAATTCAAAAGATTCTTTGCTCCAGAATTTAGAAATAGATTAGACGGTGTTGTAGTATTTGGCAAACTTGATAAACCTATTATGTTAAAAATTGTTGGTAAGTTTCTTGTAGAACTAAGAAACATGTTAACAGATAAAAACGTAAAATGTGAAATATCCGACTCTGCTTTAGATCATCTAGTAGACAATGGATTTGATAATAAAATGGGTGCTAGACCTATGCAGAGATATATCGACAAAAATATTAAACGTCCTTTAAGTAAGATGTTACTGTTCGGTGATTTAAAAGAAGGCGGAACTGTTAAGATTGATGTTGAAAAAGATCAAATAAAACTTATTTCATTAGAAAAAAAGGTGAAGCATGTTACAGAAACAGAAAACAACTAGTCTTTTTTACAACAAATACCTTTACAAATTAAGACTTAGAAATCCAATTGGTGCTATTTTTAGAGGAATGAATCTAAGCTATGCTAAACAAAAGCTAGATGAAATGCAAAGACAGGCTGAATCTGAATTGCCTATAAAAAGTCCTTTTAGAGTATGGCGTGGTGAAAAAGAAAACATTTCATTAGAAACTTTTATGGATAATTGTATTATCTTTACGGCATTGGAATCAAATAAAGAAAAAGCATCAGTAAGGTGTGAAGGACAAAAGTTAGATATCTATTCAAACGAATCCAGTTGGTTACTTAAAATAGCAGAAAAAATAGGTGCCCTTGAATTCCACGAACCTGCTACTGATTCTATTGCTGATTTTTTATCAAACAATGCCATTAATACGGTAGTAACGGATAAAGAAAACGATTGGCCATATAAAGCCTTTTTAGCAAAACAAGTAGACCGTAGATTCTCTGACTTTTGTAAACAGAATTCTAAACATATTAAAATAGGTAGTAAAGCACTAGAAGCCGTTGAAAAACATCAATGGACACAGGGATTTTATTTTAGATGTAAGACAGAAAAGTATTTGATGTTAGCTAAGATAGCGGCAGGAACCGGAATTACCAAAGTCATCAAATATGTGAGCGAAGACGAATTGGCATAAATAGTTGCATGCCGAGTAGTAGTGAAATAATTTTATCAGCAAATACACACCCTGGAGATAGTACGACAGAAACTATCACAGGAAGCAACTTCCGTGGTGACGGTTATTATGGTAGAGCCGATGGTTTACATACAGTACAGTATGATTATAACGGTTTAACTGGCACAATTACTATACAAGGAACGTTAGCTACAAATCCAGAATCTACAGACTGGTTCGATGTTACTTCTCTTACTGTATCAACAGAGACAGCGGTTAAGTATGCGAATTTTACTGGTAACTTTGTTTACATTAGAGCCAAAGTTATATACACAGATGGTACTATAAATAGTATTAGGATGAATCATTAAGGAAGTGCTATGGAAAACTTTATAAACATAGTTTTTGACACAAAGCAGGAAGTAGATGACATAGTTGTCTCTGAAGTAGCAACATCAGCATCAAATGCCTTATTAGAAGAAGAAACAGGCTATGAGCTGTACGATACAAATGATGGTAAAACAGTTCTAACAGTTGAAACACATGTTCAACTAGATGAACAAGAGTCAAACAATGTGGCAGAGAAAATAGCAAATAAATTATTTGATTTAGGATATAACAACTTTGATATTGAAGTGAGTGTTTAATGCGTTTCCGTCAATTCAAGTTAAATGAAAAACGTCCTGTCACAGGTTTAGACAAAGAGCGTTTAAAAAAAATTGATAGAATTACACGACAGCTACAAGGCGATCCTGAATTAGTAGATGAAATTTTTACACAGATTAGCACAAAAGCAAAAGATATTGAAGGCAATTTTATTAATAGATTTATTGCTATGCTTGCCCCGGAAAATACAAGACCAGAAGCCGATCAAGCATTTTCAAATTTTTTAAGAAAATATGCTGAAGTTATTTCCGAAGTTGAAAGTACAACAGAAGAAAAATTTGCTTTTATAGGTAATTTAGGAAAGAAAAGCTACGTAGACTCAGGCAAACTTCTAAAGCCAGGAAAGTCTAGCTGGGACGATTGGTTATCTAATGATGATTTTGCTAGAAAATTATTTGACCATGCGTTTGGCGATCCAAGACTTACTACTGACAACAAGGGTCCAGGTGAAGCGGCCCTGGCTATTCTTTCTCCAGAGATAAAATTATCATTGGGTGGAAGTGGAGACATAGAAGTAAAAAATACACCTGTGGAAGTTAAGGCGGCGGCAGGTAGCAGTACAGGAGCAGGCAGACTTACTCCTACAAAAAATACACTAGGTATGTACAATTCTAAACAAGTAGCTAAGATGCTATTTCCGAATGATCAAACAAAACAAGACGCTTTGGTCCAAGGATATCCTAACTGTTCAGCTAACATATTTGGTAAATTTGTTGATGACTTCCAACTAGAAACTGCTCAAATACAAAACTTACTAGCAAACATTTTTAAAGAAGAATCCATACAAGATATGATTAGCAAGGTTGCCGAAAAAGGCAAGAATATTACTGGTAAAGATCTTTTACAATTAAGTATATACAATTACGGAAGATCACAGAATGATGAACATTTCCTAATTCTTGTGAAATCTACAAGATCTAGCTTATACTTCCAGATTGATAATTGGGATCAACCAGGATTACAGTTTAGTTTAAATATATTTGGCAATGATCTACGTACAGTAGGACAAACACAAATAGGTATCCTAAAAAGAGCTTAGACTAGTTTCTCTATCTAAAAATTTATAATCAATATTCAACGGAGCAAAGGGTTTTAACGAATCAAATACCACTTGTTTACTAAGATTGCTACAAGTATAAACATCTAATTGTACTAAAGCAGGAGTACATTCGTCCCAAACGTGTATGACAACGTGGCTTGTTTCTATTGCTGTAATACAAGTAATGCCTCTATTACCTTCCATATCACAATACTTGGCATAAGGACCAAGCATTATCTTCATTCCAACTGATTCTATTAATTGTTTAGTCCACTCTACTATTTGCTGTTCGTTATTAGGTGGATTGTTTACTTCTGCCCTAACTATTAGATGCTTGTGCTGTAACATAAGCGTGTCCTTTTTAGGTTTTACTTATCTCAATCTAACTTTTGTATTAGCATATATTGATAAATACTTTATATTACAACATACAAGGTGGTATCATGGGAAAAACATTTAAAGATTACTTATTAGAAGTAACAAACGAAAATGCTTTAGATCCAACTCTAGATGATCAAGGCAGATATAACCCACACTGGAATAGACCAAATCCAATGGGAGCAATAGATAGTGATAAGAAAAAACAAAAAGCACAGGTTAAAAAGAAACCTGTAAAAAAACCCAAAGATACCGCATATGATAAAGCCTGGAAAAAAGCACAAGACTCAGCCTTTCAAGACTATATGAATAGGCCCATGCCTAGATCACCTAGTGGAAAATATGGTGAAGCAAGTGTGTCGGAAAACATTAAAGTTACAGACAAAATGCGTGGAGAAATCCAACAGTGGAATGAAAAGTTCAGCAGATATACAGGTATGAACGGAGACGATTTACCAAATGGACTTATCCAAGCAGGATTAAA